ATTATTGCTGTACAATCAATACCAGATAGGATAGCAAGATTACGATATGTCATTCTCTTCTTATCCATTTCTAATGAGAACCATAATATTGATTCACCTAATTCTACAGCCTGATGCATCGCAAAATTTTCGCATAACTGTGTTTTACCTACTGACTGGTTAGCAGCAACTACTGTTAATGTCTTCTTCTGTAAGCCAAGAGTATATGCATTCAATTGTTGAAATCTATTACCAAATGATATACCAATCATTGTTACAGGATTAGTCATTCTTTGGAATATTTCGGACATAACATCATCAACCTGCTGTACAGTATCATATATCTTCTCCGATGATTTCTTATGTGCAATATTATACATATTGGTTGATGATTGATCAATAACTAAGGTGCTATCAGTTTCCATGTTTGATAATTTAACCTTGGCAGTATCAAGTATATCAAGTGCTCTCCTACGAATTAACTTATCTTCAACATCTTTAAGTGAGAAATCAACATTACCTGTATTGTTATGTAGATGTTGTAGCCAGTCATATGTAACTATTGTATCTAAGTTCATATTCTTGGCTATTGTGTATATTGATTCTATGTCGGTAAACTCTGATGATTTAAGAATACGATATAAATGCCTGTGTTTAAGTAAATACCAATCATCATCCTTAAATCTCATTGTAAGTTCGGGTAAGAAATCGGGATTTCGCATTGCTTCGCCCAAGAGAATCTCCTCACCATCTGGAGAATACAATTTAGCACCTGCTGTATTTTCCACAGCAGATTGCATATAATAATCCTCAAGCTGAACAACATCCATGCCAACCTTGTCTGCAACATATTGAATCATTAATCTCTTCATTATATCATCATGCAAGGCATTCATATATGTCTGTATTGAGTAGATAAATTCGGCTTTCTCTGTTGGTGTATGTGCTTCATTCCATTTGGTATCTATTAGATATTGAACAGCAAATACTGCATTATCTAATATTTTATGAAGTTCATCTGCACCAAATTTATTTATAAATTCTTCAGGATCATAAGGATCTGGCAACAGAGCAACCTTTAATCTTACTGTTGTATTTAATTGAAGATATTTCTCTGCATTCTTGAATGTTTTATCTCTACCTGCCTTATCTCCATCAAGAAGTAATATAAGGGTTGTCACACGATATTTATTGAGAATATCATATGTGCCTTGGTTCATTGATGTACCAAGAAATCCAACTGTATTAATACCCTGCTGAACACAAGCAATAGTATCTGGTGCACCCTCTACTCCAACTAATACACCACCATTCTTCATTAGATTTCTCTTTGCTATATCAAATCCAAATATCCTATCTTCTTTATCGAATAATGGATGCTCATCATCACCACTTATATATTTCATACCACTCATTGGATTGAATGGTCTAGCCTGAAAATATCGCATCCTACCATTTGGATCAGTTATTGGAAATAATATAGCATCATTAAACTGACTCTTACGGTCTAATTGAAGTTGTGAACAATTAGGTAGACCATTAAATATGGTCTGTCCATTTGACAATGGCGGTGCATATCCAAGTTTAAATTTCTCTATAGATTCATCTGTGATACCACGACCATGCAAATACTCTAAAGCCTTATCATTATCATATAAGGCATTATTTGCTAAATCTCTTGCTTCATCATTCTGTCTGTATAATTCAAGCTTAATCTTCTCTTCTGTAGTTAATTCTGCCAAATATGGTGACAAATCTAATCCAACAATATCTGCGGCGATTTCTATTGATTCTATATGATCAACATGAAATCTCTTGCTTATATATTCAAACCTATCACCTGTTGCACCACATCCAAAGCAATAAAATAATTCCTTTTGTGGATTTATAGTAAAAGATGCTGTAGAATCTCGACTACCATCTTCTGGATCTATTGGATGTTCATCGAGATCACAGCATTTCTTATATAAATGATCATTTACTTCCTCAATTGGGTTGCAAACGATACCTGTCTCCTGTGTGAATCTTCTATCGGCTAAGGATATAAATTGGTCTAAAGGCATTTGCTGTTTAATATCCTGTCTAAGGATATCCAAATCATTAAATCTAAAGCCTGACCTCATACCCTAACAACCTCCAAACTATAATTTATTTTACCAGACCTAAAAGCCTGTAATGCTACATCGCTATTGATTGCGATTTCACAAATGTCTTCCCTGTCGCTTCGAATAACTCGTCCAATCTCTTGCCCTTCAAAATCGACTGGTGTGCCGATTGGAAGCTTGATATTCTCTAATCTGACAATTCGTAACTTATCCATATAATCACCTACTCTCCGAACATATCTTGCATCTTCTTTTCAAGTTCAAAATTCTCTTTGTTCCTCTGCCAATTATACTGTGCAGTAGCCATATCTATCGTAGAATGCTGTACAAGTTCCTTATTGAGAATATTCTTAGAAGAATCTGCACGTTCTCTTAAAACTTCCACCTCATGTTTACGAATATTAGATTTTGCCTGCATATTTTCAAGTACGGCATTGACATATCGAATGTTGAATACTTTTGCGTTGGTAGATATGTTAATTGCTTCAGATATCATGTCAATATCATATTGATGTACTATACGATAAATCATTTCTGTGTCTGTTAATCCATAATCAGTAATAAGAAATTTAGATATTAATCCAAAAGCACCCAAACCTTGATCTGTACTATCAACTAAGATTACAGGTGAATTATCCCTACGCACTGATTGATTATTACCAAACATAGAATCAAGCACCGATACCCAGTGCTCAATGTTAAAGTGTTTGGATGATACCTTTTTCAATCCTTTCACTTTAGACTTGATGGCATTTAGTATCGGTGCTGTATAATACTTCAATATTACCTGATCTGCCGCATATACCTGCTGTGTGGTGATTAATGCTGTTGTATTATTTTCAGTTGCTAACTTCTCCAACTCCTGCAGTAGATTCCTGCTTTCCCTGCTCATCATTCCCTGTGGCATCATCGGTAATTTCCTCCTTTAATACATTGAAGTCGGTCTTTGGTATCTCTAACCGCTCTTCAATCGTATTGACCGCCTGTTCGACAAGACCAAGTTCATCGTCAACCTTACTAATCATTCTTACTAAAATATTGTAATAACGATTAATATTTTCTGCGATCAACTCCTGTACATCTTCAATAGTGGCAGTCTTATGCATGAAATTCCACATCTGCTTAGACTCCTGCTGAATATCCTGGAATATCTGATACTGTTCTATATCATTATCCTTAGCATCCCTTAACATCTTATTGGATTTCGGCTGAACAATATCTCTAATAGCCTTATATGCATCTGCAGGATGAAGTCTATGAAGGAAGTCATTCAACTCCTTAATGCTCTGTACTTCCTTTACTGTCTGCTCAATTGCTTCCTGCAATTCCTTTTTGGTGTACTCACCCTTCTGTAATAATTCATCAACCTTATTCATTGGTTTATCTCCTTTCATCTAATAAATAATCCACAAATCCTTCAGCCAACTCTGATAAATCAAATAAATGATTACCATTATTCTCTATCTTATGAGCATATTCATAAGAATTGATTATATCAGTATTGTCGGCATCCCTCTGATTAGAATGATCAGCCTGTTCTCTTGTAATCAATACTGTTGTAAAATAAATACCAATAGAATCAAATCCTTCAAATGCTTTCTTTAATTTATCTATCTCCTCAGGCTCACGAATATGTACGAAACATATATTATCTTCACCATGATGTTCTTTATGAAACTCAAAGATATTATTAAATAAGAATATTGTTGGACCATTCTGTGCATTTATCCACATCTGCTTAATACCAACAATCATATCTCTAACTGCATCTGATTTCTCACCATCCCAACCAAACTGATATAGTGTCTGTTTAATTGGATCTACTGATGATAATATCATAACATTGGCAGATTCATCTTCGTCACAATATTGCTTACAAGAATCACAAAATGCATCCTTGCCAGATCTTGGTGCACCATTTACTACTACAACAAATGTCCTCGTACGATGCATTATAAACTACCTCCCTTTAAGAATTCTACTTCTTTAGCATTATCATATACCTGTAATGCTAATTCCTGCATCAATGGATGAGGTGTACCTGCCTTACCTCTAAGCCGAAGATTGAAGAAATGTCTCCATTCATATATTGGTGCTGTCATAACAATTTCAGCCTTTGTACATGTCGGTAATACCGATCTTGCCCATTGTGCCTGCAGATCTGTATGAATAAGATCATTGTACATTGATTCTGCCTGTTCACAGGCACTCTGCCAATATGCCCTGCGTGTACCATCAAATCCCTGATCAATTACTGTTATCTCTCCACCAAACTTACCATTATTATAGTTGCAGTATCTGGTAGATTCCTGTGCAAATGATGTTTCTTCTCTATGGCGAACAATCTCATGAGTAATTCCACGATCTGTTACCATATGTGCGGAGAACCATCCATGCTTAGACCATTCACTTTCATTCATTGCATCTGCACTATTCTCGATAAATTTGGTAGCGGTTGATAATAATGGTAATTTATCATCCTCACCATATCCAAACAATTCCCTGCATCCATATTCACGAATAATATGTCCGATCAGTTCATTCTGCAGGTTTCTTATTACCATAGGTAATATACCAACATGGCTTGCAATGCAATCATCAGCAAGGTTCATAAGTGCTCTAGCATTAAATGAAATTACAAATCTCTGCTCACCCTTATATTCAGTATTTGTAAACTCAAAATGCTTCGGGCGGACTGCTGATAATGCCATATAGATATCCTCTCTAATCTGCATTATAAATCTATAATGCTCAAGCATTGCATGATGCTTATTATCATATAACATCTTTACAAATGCTTTGTTGGAATCATTAGTGATTCTATCCTCTGACTTGTAACAGATCCTACCGATCCTCTCAATATACTTCTGAGGATTATTAAGATCAAGATTAACAATAACTCCAGATTGCTTGACAATTTTCATGGTTAAATACCTCCTTATTATTTTATTGCCTTGCTATCCTTAATATTGAAATAGACGGTATTATAATTAAATATATTAACCATTACCATCTTTTCTCCAACATGTATAACTGCAATAATACTTGATATTAGAACCTTTCTTCTTATAGATTGATTGAGGATTATATAAGAATTCCTTTTTACAAACAGGACATTTCTTAATACCTCTAATCTTCTTCATTGATGATGAAACCATCTTCTGTCCTCCATATTTCTATCTTTTTATCGATATGATCACAGATATATTTACATCTATCTCTATATGAAATAAATAAGCAATTATCTTTACCCTCAAATGGTCTCATAATTCTTCCTAATCTCTGTAATGCAGTAACTGATGATTTCCCTGCACCTGCTTCAACTATACATTGCAATCTAGGAATATCAAGACCAACATCAGCAATAGTAGATGCTATTAACAATGATATCTTACCATCACGCATATCTTGTATTGCTTGCTTACGTTTCTTCATACCAGATTTACCAGATATAAAATCACAATGAACACCCATAAGATTAATAATCTGTTCAAGTGCTTCACCATGTTTAATCTGTGTAACCAATATAAGTGTATTCATACCTTGACTAAATGCCCACAATGCGTCTTTAGCAACCTGCTCATTTCTCTCACCATTCTCAACAATATGCCTACGATACATATCAACATAATTTCCTTGATTATATACAGGATAATTAGTCTTCTTTATCAAAATAGTCGGACGAACAAGATATCCTAAATCAATCAATTGTGTAGCATTTATATCAATTATTCTACTACCAAATGCGGCTTCAATAGCAAGATCACTACCATCATCCCTCCAAGGTGAAGCAGAATACCCAAATGCATAATCAGATGCAGTAAATAAAAATCGTACATTCTGTGCAGTTTGACTACTAACAATCTGTACCTCATCCATCATTACACATTGTACTATATTAGCATATTTCTTAAATGCCTGTCGCTTTAATTCATCTGCTATAATTTTCTCTTCACTCTTAGATTCATCTTCATCAAGATTCTTACCTACCTCAACATCGCCCAATATTGCTAATGTCTGCATTGTAGCAACCGTAATATTCTGATAGTCAATTATTCCATCACCTATCTGCCCGATTGTTTCTGCAGGAAATAATCTTTGAAAAGACTCCTTGGCTTGATATAACAAATCTTTCGTATGTACTATAAATATTGATTTCTTCTGTAAAGCACCAATAGTACATCCTGCTATAATTGTCTTTCCACCACCTGTTGCAACTTTAAGAATCCCATTTCCATTCACCAATGAAGTAATAACCGCTTCTCGTTGATAATCTCGTAAGATAGAATCATCATATTGATAATTATATTGATCTTCAAGATGTATTCGCTTATCAATGATATCTATCTGCTCCCAAGACTTACAAATTGAAGTTACCTTTGATAGTAAACCAATAGGAAATCTTCTTGTCTGTTTATTAAATAACTTCTTAGTACCATCAAAGTGTCTGAATCGAGAATATTTAGAAAACTTCATAAATTCAGCACCCTGTACTGTGAATGAACATGCATCTGATATAATCTGTAGCTGTTGCGGATTAAGTTTATCAACAATCTTGCCATAGATATTATTAGTTTCTATTACCATAGGTGACCTCCTGACAATTCTGTTGAATCCTTAATATGTTGCTTCTTATATTCTGCCATAGTAGGTCTTTTACCATCAAGATCATCCCATGTATATAACTTATGATTTTCATCCTGCCATTGTGCTTTATAACAACTACGACAAGAACACCTACCGCTCAACCATCGCATTTCTCCATAATATTCTGGCTTACCACAATGCTTACATATTACTATTTTGTTCATTTCGTCCTGCATCTTCTATCAACTCCTTATATTTCTGTAATGACATAAGGTAGTAGGAAACATTATTAAATACTAATTCAACAATGAAACCTGCCCTCACATCTTTTATATAGAGATCAGATAGATGTATAATTAAATTCTTTGTATTATGAACTTTAGCTTCTAAATGTTCAACATTATCTGCAGGTATTCCAAATTGTGTCCAATCCTCATATTCCATAAGGATAAATTTATCTGTCTTACCTGCAGGCATAAATGCTATAGCCGATCTCTTATTATAAGAATCTGCTCTTTCACGATTTTTCTGTATCCACTCCTGTTTGATTGTTAACTTATCGCCATCAAGTGTTATATTCTTACATTCAATAAGCCAATAATCATTACGTACATCACCATATCCAAATCTAGCATTACTACCAGAATATGGTACTACTTCAAATCCCAAGAAATCAGCAACCCTTTTCTCAAAATTCCCACCTCTCTTACGATTGTTCTTATTTATTCTCTTTTGGGTTTTCTTATCCATTATACTACCTCCTAATTTTATTTTGTAAATGATGGGTTAGGTGATAGATAATGAAAGAGGGAGTGTTTCCACTCCCTCAAACCTACCGTAGAATCTCTACATCTATCTTACTGAATACCTGCAAGAAGTGCATCTAACTCTGCATCGCTGAAATCAGCAATATTTGATTTTCCATTGCCAAACTTCTTCATAGTCTCAATTATTACATTGAAACCACCAGATTTAAACTCTTCCTTTGTGGCGAACACATTATTGATCTTATTGATCTTCTCCTGTCTCTCATTTGAAGGTGCAGGAGTTGCCGCAGGAGCAGGTGCTGAAGTCTGTGTATTCTGCTGTGTTACAGGAGTTGTAGGCTGATTCTGTGTAGGCTGTGCCTTAGTACCGTTATCATCATCAGGTACACCATCAATCGGCACACCACCTAATCGATGATAAATTACCTGTGCCGCAGCCTTTTCCTCATTCTGTCTATCACTCTTAACTGCAAGATAAGCAATAAATCCTCTAGGAGATTTATCTGCTTCCCAAATCTGTCCAAGTGTCTGATCCTTATATTTACCATTCGGCATCTTATGAGCCAATGCTTCCTGCAGAGTAGGGAATATCAGTTCAGGCGGTGTAATAAGTGCCTGCCAATCTCCACCTGCACCCTCTACAATAGACTGCATTTCCTCAACAGACTGTGGTGCATATTCCTGCTCGATATCAAATAATGCACCATGTACTGCAGGATCATACTCAAACTGTGATGCTCCTAAATTGGTGATTGTATACTTAGTATCATTTCTACCTTCACCTGTCTTAAGAATACCCCAATCAACACCAAGGATATCTACACCCATCTTACGTGTTGTTGCAATGGTCTCAAATGTCTGTGTACCCTGATTAAGCTTCTGAATCTTACCAAGATCATAATCATAGACATTACAAGCATGACGTACTCTACGTCTAACCTGCTGACCATCACACAGAGGACAAGGTGCGCTCGGATTCTTAGAAGTCTTAGGACATCTGATTGTACGGAATGTTCTCGCAACCTGTCCATTCTGAATGGTTTCGATCTCAAGACAATGCTCCATATAAGAGTAAGGCTCTGAACCATTCGGCAGGATCAAACGAATCTTCTTCGACTTTCCACTCTCCAATTTGATCTCGTCCTGTCCGCCATTCCCACTAGGTAAAATACTCACATCACCAGTAATATTATCCCAACTCATACTATTAATCTCCTTTCGTCTATAAATTTAGTTTGTAGTTGAGGGCATTTCTTCGAATGCTCACCTTATTTATTGACAGCTAAGGCTCACAGAGAAAATCTATGAGCCGTTAGTATTGTCTTTATTTAATATTGATACACCCATCTTTATCCTTAACATTAGGCATATCAAATACCCTATTATATTGTACCCATAATCCTAACTGTCCTTCAAGCATATTTCCATCAGCATCAACTGCATCACAGAGAATGATATGAGCAATATATTTAGCTTCCTTAAGGTTATTTGCCCTATTTACTGCTGTCTGTTCTGCTGAATTGCCACAGAATCTGAATCCTCTCTGATACATCTGCTGAACAATAGGATGCTGATAACATTCCTTAGATTTATGAGATACCCTTGCATCAATATCCTGCTCTGTCATATAAATTGACTTCCAAGGATGAACCTCAGAATATACCTGATATATCCAATAAGGCTTACCTGTTTCTGTAGATATACCTTTGATATAGATCCTGTCGGGCATATGCTCTTTTGAGAACCTAAGATCATATACATGTCCAAGTTCATATTTCGGTGCTTCCATAATTACCTCCTATCAATAATATCATCGTTATTTGGACCAGTACCAATAAGTACTACAGGCACACCTGTTTCTGTTTCTACCTTTTCTATGAATACTCGCACAGATGAAGGTAATTCATCATATGATTTGCATTTATATGCATTCCAATCAATATACTGCACGAAATTAAGTGCAATTCCTGTCGGTCTGTTAAGCATCGTCACATACTTCAGACGATCCCAATTCATTTCAAATACTCTGCGTGTCTTTTTGGTTACAGTTGTCTGTTCTCCAAATTCGATATCAGCAGGTGCACCACATCTTTCCTTGATAATATCCCATGTAAGTTCCTGTGATCCTGCATAATCTCCGCTTGATACCTTGAGTACATCACCATTTTCATCATGAAGATTAGTTGTATTTGAAATACGGATAGGATAAGGTCGCATAATCATTATAATATTATCAACCAATCTTGGACTAATACCACAATCAGCCACTAACTGTCCTGCATGGCACTGTCTTGATGTTGTATTTGGATAAGGTAATCCATAATTGATATCGAGATCACATCCCTGCGAACCTTCAACAATAATGTTTTTACCATCGTTGATTGCATCATTAATATACTGCATCGTGTCCATTACCTGCAAATGATCTTTTACATATCTAAGGTCGCCACATGTTATGCAATAATTAAGATCGCCATAATCTCCTTCATCATCGCCAAAATCACCGCCATTTTCTGAAGTAAGTTTATTCCAAAACTCTCCAAATAACATTGCCTGTCGCATTACCTTATCTGCTCTTGCAGAACCACATCCTTTAAATGTTGATCCACTACGAAGTACCCTCTGCTCTTCTCTACGGTGCTTATCCGCAATTACTACTGCGTTTGGGTTGATAATTACCTTACGATCACCGATCATATCTTTATATTTGATCATTTCCTCAAATAAGATATGAGGAGTAATTGCTGCTTCTGGTCCAATTACCAATGATGTATTAGGATTTACAAGACTGGTGGGTAATTGCTGTGTCATTACCTTTACACCATCCTCTGTTACATATGTATGACCTGCATTTGACATAAAATTATCAATTGCAATGTCCATATAATCCTTTCCTGCAAGATATCCTATAAACTTGCCTTTTCCACAAGAACCTGCCTGTGAATCTAATACTACTGTTACTGACATAATTATATCTCCTTTCAATGATATTTATTATAAACTCTAATACCACAGACTTCAGAATCCCAACCATCTATGACTCCAAGACTGCCGCATCGCTTCGCTTTTTGTATTAACAACGAAGTGTTTACAACAAATTCTGTACAACAATAATTAGATTTAACTGTATAAGTATTTGTTTCATCTGTATCCCTATCTGCCTTTTCATCGGCTTTAATACATTTAATTTCTGTTCCATTACTTAATATAATATCAAAGTACTGCCCAATATTACAGTCAAATCTACTACCAATGGCAACACAATATCGGTTATCAACCATTCTAATACCATAATTACCATCATAAGCATCTTGCTGAAGAATATACTGTGAAGATGTTACAGATGTAATACATTTATATCCCATATAAGATTTAAATGTTGACATTGGTTGTACATCATAATATGTTGATTTTATTTTCTTTGTCAAATACTTTTTAGCAATATAACACATTTGATCATTAACATATGTCACTACCCAATCATTATCTTCGAGATATTTAAATACTTCTACTTCTTCACCAAAATATAATCTCCTTATAATATTTGATTGTGTATTTGGTTCTGATCTTACATTAAGTGTAGATACATTAACATATCTTATCAGTTTCTTATCTCCAACTATTGGTTTCTTAATTTCTTCTGTCGTATTTATTTCGTCTTTCGGCTTATCCTCTAGTGCAATTGGTTTTTCTTCCTCAACTTCTGTTTCTTCAATTACAACTGAAGGATTGGATAATACTTCATCCTGCTTTGCACTTAATACAATTACTACTGTTATCAATGAACAAAATAAGATTAATATTATACCAATCCTTCTCAATATCTTAACTCCTCTTTTTTGTAATATACGGAGTACTGTATCCATTACTTGCACATCCTGCCAACTGCATTCTGAGGATAGGATCTTCTTGTGCATTGCATAATCTTGCAAATGCTTTAGAATCCTTTATGGTTAAGAAACCATTTAATAAATCAAGTCTATTAGCCGACAATAGAACCCGATATACATCTTCATACCGATAAACCACATTAGAATTAGCATAAAGCATTAGTTCCTGCCCATCAATTACTAATGGTGGTTCATTATTCTTTGCTAATTCTTCAATGTGATATTTGAGCATATTCTCAAGTTCTCTGCGTCTACCACCTGCAGATTTCTCAAGAGCCGACATTCTCTCTCGTTCCTTATCAATAGCTTCCCAATCAGTATCTGATGTATTAAAATACTTATTAGACGGAACATCACCACGCTTAATAGCATCCTGATATGTCTTGCAGGTATGTCTACAATCACGATAACAACAATAGTTATTTAATTTCTCTTCCCAAACTGTATCATTGCATATCTGATTATAAATGATATTAACATATTCTTCTGCAGACTTAAGATCATCTTCTGTAAATTCCTTGGTCTGTTGCCATCCATAATAAAAGAGATCATATCCTGAAATCCATCGTTCTACTTCGGGTAAAAGATGCCTACGCAGGACAATCTGATATAATCTCAACTGTAAGCTACTCTGTAATTCAGCAGTTGTAAATGGCATTCTATTGGTCTTATAGTCACGCAGTAATCCAACTTTCGTATTTTTCTTCTTGATACCTGCATAATCAAGTACCATACCAAATGTACATCCACCAAGTTCTCCTCTCCATTCTTCCTCAATAAGGACTGGAGTATCTCCACGCTGATCAACTGGATTTGCCTTAAAATATGTTGTAATCAATGATTTCATTTCTTCATAAGAATCAAAATCTGACAAATCATATTTCTTATGAACATCTACCAACACATTTGCAGGATCTAATATGATCCCATTATCTCTGTATGTACGCACCACAATCTCTGCTACTTCATGCATTATACTACCAAATTTGGTAAAATAATTTGCACCATCAATATGAGTAGTTTCTTCTGAAATGTATTGATGATAGAAGCATGCAGGACATTGCTCATATGCCTGTATTTTAGAGTTGGAGAGATAATCCAATTCTCCATGCCTTTTTGCCCATTTAACAGGTACTCTTTCAACACTTGTCCCATCTGGTAGGGTTACTGTCGCTTCCATTTCTGAACGGTTGCGATAGATTTTTAACCCTATATCATTTGGTGTCAATTCCATCCTATTAGTCCTCCTTTAATAATGATTTTAATTTATCTACAATCATCTTGGCTTCATTAGCTTCGATTGATATGTATTCATCTTCTGTTGCTCCGATAGGTGCTTCTATTATCTTTATTGCCTTATCAATTATACTAACAAAAACATCTTCGGGCGGAATCTGCCATCCTTTAGATACTGGTCTTTCATTAAACCACTTATAAGGTGGTAGTGTATCAGCAAATTCATTGAAAACCTCATCAATGTTTATATCGTGCTGATCGCACCATTGAATAATTGTAGACAATGCATTAAACACCCTACTTTGATCTTTATATGCCATACCAAGATCTCTTATCTGTTGACCTGTATAATCAAATCTCTTCCCAGGATTATATACCTTCATTTTGTACTTAGTCTGTTCTGAAATGGTCATTGTAAGATAACATTCAGGACATTGATAATTGATCAACATTCCATATTGTGACCAATCAACTACCGATAATGGCTTAATATAATTATGTCCACATTTTGGACAAGGGATCTCTCTTAATCTCCTATTTTCTATTACACCACCATTCACATCATATTCCTCCAATGGTGCAATGCTAACAGCACCTAATCTAGATTTATCTATCTTCATTGCAGGTATATCAGATGATACTGATACTCCCTTACATTCATTGCAAAGAACTTTAGATGCAGACATAAACTTAGATACTTCAACATCTTTACCACAATTAATACATTGACAAACCTTTGTTGCACCATCTGCATTTACTAATTTTCTCTGCTTGGGCGGATTCTGCTTAAGTGCTTCCGCAACAATATCTGGATTAATTGGGACGTTATTAGCCTTACATTCATCACATTTGCAAGTCTTCTGCGATGCAAATTTTGTAAGAATTATCTTCTTTCCACATCCAACACAAGTAAATTCCTTAGTGTCCTTATAACCCTTATCATCAGCCATGATTATCACCATCCTTTATTTAATCTGTATGAAATGATTACCCATTATTTCTATACCATTATCCTGACAGAATTTGAGTAATTTCTTCTGCAATTTTTCTCTTGTTTGTAATACCAACACCTGTGAGGTCTTCCATCTGTCTGCAATTTCTTTTATGTAGTTTACTACATCTGGATTATCACTTGTAATCTCTTCATCATAAAATAATACAAACAACTGACCTGCACGAGTATTCATATCAAGAGTTGCTCTAAATCTCTCAATTATATCATCAGCACCTTGCTTATCAATCATATCAGCAATATCATCACGATCATCCTGCTTGTTCTGTATTGCTATCTCATCATGATCATGAGTTTCTCTTGTTTCAATATGAACTGATCCACATTTCTTGCAGACATAAACACCATTAACTCTATTTAATCGGCTCTCATATCCACAATCCATGCATACCTGCGTTGTATTCTTCATTATATGTTGGCGGAGATAACTGCGAACTCTATTAACTCCACAATAGATTATATATTCTATTGGATCTCCTACCTCTAAATCTGCCTTATTAATTGATAATGCTACTCCAATCAAGAATTCTTGAATGAGATCTTCATCTTCAGCCTGTCTATTCTTGTGGAGATATTTACCTATTCTTCTCCTCATTTCTTGTTGCTTAATCTGATTAATCAGATTATCTGTTGCTACTTGATCTCCTGCCTGTGCTAATACCAATAAATTGTGTAAGTATTCTCTGCGAGATTCCTTAGTATTTTCGTTGTCCATAATTTGTCCAACTCCTTTCATTTAATCTAAAACCATTATAACACAGAAAGCCTATCTCTGTCAAATAATACTTATTTAAGATTTAAATAAGTTACTGACTCTGTTTAATTATTCTGTTTATATTGGTTATATTAAATGCCATCCTATCTCCATTATATTCAATTGTCTTTGGTCTGCATAACTGACCAGATTTTATTTCACCGAAGATTTTAAACTTAATATCATATTGCATTAATAAGCAATCAAATACACCCGTTGCATCTTTGATATATTTATCTTTATATTGCTCTATAATATTAACCTCTTCGGTCATAGGAAATGAGAATTCATATCGATCAGCCAATATATTCTCCGCATATCCTTTGATACCAGATTTAAATTCTGATGGAGTATATTTCATGCTCATACCTTCTGCCTTAGGTTCATAATAGAATCCAGGAATTCCACCCTTATCTATAAAATCTATTACGAAATCCTTACAGTATTCTTTATATGCATTTATTGATACTCCAGATTCAGTAAATGATGGTAAATTAAGATCCTCGTCCGTCAGTTCGCCCAATTTGGTATTCGTACGGTAGAGAATTATTCTTACATCATCATAATTCTTATCAACATTTACTGTAATCTTATTTATTCTTTGCCCTACCTGTTCCATAAATATTCACCACCTGTTAAATAACATTTATGGGAGTGAATGGCTAGTCTATTCGTCCAACCACCACTCCCATAAATTTACACATCATACACAAAGGAAGTTAGTTACTGTAGATTACTCTACGTCAGCACCATCTGCTGTAGGAAGATCTTCACCTGCATCCTCACCATCTTCATCAGAAGCTTTCTCTTTCTTAGGAATTTCAGGAAGAATGCCCTGCTCTGTAAGGAAGTTCTTGATGCCAGTCTGTGTAAGAACTACACCATCAGATAACTCTCTCGGCTTCTTCAACTGACCAGATACAACCTGTACTACGATCGCAGAATTTGCTGTCTCACCGTTGACAGTAATTGCTACAGGATATGTAGCTTCAGCATACTTGATGTTACCATTGTTATAAGATTCTCCAATAGAGATCTCAGGAGCATCCCCAACTGCAAATGCAACCTCTGTACCCTCAACAAGAAGATCCTGCTTTACAAGAGATCCATCAATGACATTCTTCTGTACCTTTTCAAGTACTGCAGAAATAGCTGTCTCAGCCATTGTCTTAGAATACTCCTTGAATGTCTCCTCATCATACTTATTCGGGAACTTGAACTCATCTGCTCTGCGGTCAACAGGATCATACTCGATGCCAAACTGTGTCGCATTGATCATCAGATAATTCTTGAATGCTGCAAGCTTATCCTGTGCTGTAGTAGGATTCTCTTCATCACCCTCAGGAAATGCAAATCCCTCTACTTCATCGGAAAGAACTTCCTTGATCTTGTTGTGAGTTTTGTAGAAAACTCCCTTAGCGACACCCTCGCCCTGCCAAAATGCTGTTACCTTGTTTGATCTAATTAATTCACTCATGATTATTACCTCCTATTTGTATTTTATTTGATAGAGTGAAACTATCGGATTACCTCTTTGAGGGTTTCCATCTACCGTATGTTACCTTTGATCTTGTCAAATAAGTTCCTAAGTCATTGTAATTTTCTTCATCTTGCTTTCAAACCTGCTGAAGAAACAAACTTTAAAGCCTTTAGAACTTTGTAACGGCTTTTCGTTATACGACATAGATTTTACAAAACCTCAAAGAAAAAGCATCATATAGTAAAAATAAAAGAAAAGAATTAAAGTAAATCAGTTATTAATTCTGATTCTTTGTTAATAATAACAGTTACTTCATTTCCCGACATATCTTTTCCAATTATAGCCATATTATCTGAAGAGTCTGTTACTTCCCAAAAATCTTCTTCTCCATCATCCTTATGGACAACTGGTATAATATCGGTAATTTCTTCTATAACTACCTGTGTTTCTAACTTATCACCAACAACCATATCCTATACCTCCTTTCTACATTCCTTGGTTGCTAATTAAATGTATTTATCCATCCCTCACTTTATAAGCATCGTGTGAGATTACATACTTATAATAGAAGCCGTTACTCATATTTAATCTCCTCTGTCTGCAATTGCCTATATTTAGTTACCTCTTCAAGTGCTATTTGTTTGAGCCTGTTGTTACATTTAAGAGTTTTAGATTCTATATCATTCATTTGTGTTAATAGTCGCAGGGATTTTGCTGTTAATTCCTGCACCATTTCAAATGATTGTATTGGAGATCTTTGCTCTTTTATTAATTCCTGTTCATTATGGTTGTATTCTTTGCGTAAATTCTCATAAGTCATACCATATATTTCTGTTCGTTCTACCAGATTTTGTGCTTCTAACTTTAAATCTGGATTTGTTATTTCTATATTGAATGCCTTGACCACTTTTGGTGGCTGTATTTCCTGCTTAGGTAGAATGATTAATGGTATACCCTTATATGCACACAATATACAACCAATAATTATTACCCATGCAAATACCGTCATTTTATCACTCCTTATTATTCTTTCGCCACCAGATGTAATACACTATTCCTATTACCAACCCGATAATTATTGATCTAATTAACATAATATCACCTCACTTATTAATTAAATTGTCTTTCAGTTCCTGCAATATCATCTTCTTAAGTGCATTATCATAAAAGTTTATACCAAATACCTTCTCATTATGAGGATTGTTCTTTGCATACTCTTCATTATATACTGATATTACATCAATTTTGCTATTGATGTGTTCAGCCATATACTGTACTTTAAGAAGATCTGTATCTTTGAGTGCTCTGTGCTGATATTTCTTAAGTTCCTGCTCGGTCATTACTTCTACACATACGTCATATATATCAGCTTCTAATTCTGATTCTGTCCATTCTCCGTCGAGAGTGGTTCTCTCATGAGATTCATACATTGCATATGCTTGGCATCCCTTCTGCATATCCTGCTCAAATTGCTTTTCATATTCATCCATGCCAAGTATCATTTACATCACTCTCCTCTCATAATTCTCCATATCTACCATTTGTCTCACGATAGATCTAAATCCATCTATTCCCACCTGATTATATGTGTCAATCATACCATTGATTGAGAAGTTATTCATTATATGATTAGCAACTTCAGAATTATCACAGGGAGAATTATTCCATTTATTCACTTCAGATCGTATAATCCGCATTAATTCTCCCTGTGTATATCTGCCATCTTTGGACTGTAACTTCGTATCTCTGAATATTAATAATAGCATTATCTTCTACCCACCTATTTCTTCTTATCCTCATTGAACCACTTGTGTACTCTCCTACTATCAATTGTCTTGTTTGCTGATAGTATAACTATAGATAATACTATAAAGAATCCTATCAATTCGCCCATTCATATCACCTGCCTTTCATTATTGATATGGTTCGGCATTGGTGGTGTATTAAGTATCTACTTCCACCAATGCCTATCTATTAATTCACTCTGCATTATTCTCTTCGGCAGTCTTCTTAGATCTTCTCTGACGCTTCAGCTTAGCAGGAGTATCGGCGTTGTCTGCAGTCTTCTTTGTAGACTTCTTAGCCTTAGACTCCTCTTCAACAGGTGCTTCTACAGTTGTTTCTTCGGCAGTCTTCTCTTCGGACTTCTTAGTCTTAGATTTCTTCTCCTTAGGCGGATCTAATTTCTCTGCTGTGGCAAGTCCTGCAGCAATAATCTCTGCCTTGACAGCTTCGGTAAACTTGGTAATGGTCATATCACATTTCTTCAACTGACCAGATACCAACTGCATCGTAAATGGTACATATACTTCCTGCTTCTCGTATCCGATGGTCATACTCATTCCGATATTTGCCCATGCCCAATTACCGCTCTTATACTTACCATCTTCAATGCCAAGAGCAATAAGATTCTTGCCTGAACCTGTCTCCGTCATAGGAGTGATAGTTGTCTCTTCTGTGTCAATACCTTTCCATTCTACAGGATATTTCTCTGCCATCTTGTTGGCAAATCCCTGCATGATCGGAAGTGCCATATCAAGTGCATCTTTGGTAAGTGCTTCATCAGTATCATACTGTGCCTTAGGAACAAATCCCTGTCTGCGATCCTGCGGATCATACTCGATGTTGAAATCCTTAGCATGATCAATTGCATACTGACGGAACATTTCCCTTGCAAGTGCCTTGTTGGTATTTTCATCTACCTTGAAGTCCTCTGCATTGGACTGGTGGATCATACCAACTACTGTGTGTGTCTTGTGGAATACTGCCACAAATTCACCATTCTCTGATTTAACTGCTACTCTGTTTGCTCTCATAAGTTCTGTCATAATAGACCTCCTATTCTGCGGAATATCCGCTGTGTGTATGATGTTTGTGGGCATCTTGCCCTGCTTCGTAATACCATTATATCACATCATAGTACCCTTTGTCAAGTAATACTTATTTAATGATCTGATAAATGGTTGTTCCGATCTCTGTCCATCATACTTGATGGGATGTAGGATTGGGATTGGCAGGAGAGGGAATCGAACCCTCTCAAATATTCCAACTGCCAATGGGATCATTCTGCCAGATTACTTAAGTCCTACAAGAATCTGGTGGTAGATGGTCTGTTCATCTGAATTTGCAGGAGTACTCTTCTGATACTTGGTCATGAGATTATCCATCAGCTTTCGTACTCTCTGTCCCTGCTCTGTGGTACTCTCAATGTGACGGTATGTGTCAAGGATTCCATGAGCCAACTTCATCTGTGAATTCTCGAACTCATACTTCTCTGTAGCCTGCAGGAGTACCTGCTTCTGCTCTGTAGTCATGGTATCAACCAATTCCTGTGCGATTGCCTGAAGATTCATCTTGTTACCTGCCTTGTCATAAATTCTTGCCATAATAATACCTACCTTTCTGCCATCTTGTGGCTATGAGATTATTTGTGCCGATATCGGCTGTTCCTCTATTACATTACCATTATAACACATCAGCCCATCCTTTGTCAATGGGTATTTATTTAATTACTGATGAAATGGTATTGCAATCATCCAATAAATAATTTGAGCATCATCCATACTAATACTGCTTCGATGATTAAAAATCCTATACCACATCCAATCCATTCCCAGATCTTTGTACGGATTATAGATTTCTGTGCTGATGTAAGGCGGAATCTGGTTTCATCCAATATCTCTATATCAACCAACCAATCAAGGATTATATCCAATTTGGTTGTTGACCATTCATATTCATCATTATAGATCCACCACCTGCCATCATCTGCTAATTCTACTACGAATCCTGCAATCCTACCACATTCATTGCAAATGCAGATATCCTTAAATTCTTTAGTTCCCATATTACTTGATCTCCTTTCATATTACCATTATAACACATCAGACCATAGGCTGTCAAGTAATACTTATTTAATGATCTGATAAATGGTAGTTGAGGGAATCGAACCCTCTGATACCTTAGATATCCTACCAAGCTACCAATTAGTTAATAAATGTTCCTAAGAATATGTCGCATGATTCCATTTCATCAGTATTGACAAATACTTCAAAGTGTACTAGATTTCCTGCGCCAGATGTTTCAAACTTGATATTGTTATCACGCAGATATTTCTTAAATTCATCTGCTTCCTGCTGTGATAATTCTACATTGTGCCATTTTCTATTCATAATTATTCCTCCTCACAATAATCCTGCAAGAATTCGAATAGATCTGTACAGGCAACTGTCTTACAGACTGAATATAAGTCTTTCGGACAATCTTTATCATAAACAGTTTCTACATTCTTGTGGATGTATCTTAACATTTTGTCCATGATCTTCAATTTCTCATTCTGTGGTATCGCATTCCATTTTAATCCCATAATTACTCCTCCTCATCTTCAAATACATCATGCTTATTATATCCCAGGCAATTGAAGCACCATTCTACTATCGCAGGATCTTCTCCCATTTCATCAGCTAAATCCTGCATGATATCCTCTTCTTCAGCCAGATTATATAAGTATGATAATGCTACCTCTACGAATTGCTGTAGTTGCATATTCTCTGATATCTGCTCACCAATTCCTCTGCTCATATTTATTCCTCCTCTCCATGTTCCTCTGCCCACATTTCATCCAATTCCTGCAGTTCCAACATATCTGATCTGCACCATTCTTCCCAAGACTCTTCGCTACTGAATAGATCCCTGTAATGATCGTATCTTGCAGGTATCATCCATACCATCCAGATAGAACATTTGTATCCGAGAATTACTCTGCTCATTATCATAATCCATGAGGATTTCTCCATATCTGCGGATTGCTCTAGGTAATCTGCCATCCATCATAGCCATCCAATTTTCATGACTATCCTGTGCCAACAATTTCAGCATTTCTTCATATCCTAATTCTGCCATCTTGAATTCCTCCTATTCTCTGTTATTTGCTATACATCCATTATACCATATCTGATGCCATCGTGTCAATTGATATTCCCTCTATTGGATCATAGATCCTATATCCGCCATATTCTGTCGATTGACATCCTGCGATGCCATTAGATCCTTTTCTGACGGTATTCTATGGGATTTGAGATATCCGATATCTGTATTCCCTTAGTGCTGGTAATCCCATGTGCTCTGCATCCTCTGCCAAGAAACCCTGTAACCATATCCTAGGATTATTCGAGAGACCATATCTGAGATTACTTCTCTCTATCTACAAATCCTCATGCGATTATAACCCTATTAGCAGGGATGGGATTTGCACCCATCCTATATCGGTACTACCCTGCCATCTGATATCTTGCGATTAAGCGGACTTCTTATCTTTCTTGGATTCCTTCTCAGCCTTTGCCTGTGCCTTAAGATCCACCAATTCTACGCCTGCCAATTCGGCTTCTGTCTTGAGCATATCCTCAAATTCTGCGATTGTGAGTTTAGGCTTGCATATCTGACCAGACTTCAGAGCCATATGGTATTCGATCTCTATTCCCTCATCCAATACTACCTGCATCGTGATATCTGCCCATGCCCAATTGCCATTGCTTGCATATCTGCCATTCTCGATGTAGCTGAAGTTGGTGTCCTCTGCATCTACTGACAGCATCTGGATCTCTGCTAACGATACCTGATATTTGCATTTCTCAACCAAGCGATCAATCATCGGAGTGAGGAGTGTTATTGCATCTTCAGATACCTGTTCATCTGTAGCGTATGCCTGATATTTCCTGTCCCAAGCCTGCTCTGCCTTGCCATTATCGAAGGATACTCCATATTCTGCACTATGCTCGATTGCATATGCTCTGAATGCTTCCCTCTGTACTGTCTTGTTAGCATCCTCTGCAGGCTCGAATGCCGTATCCTGCGACTGGATCTCTACTACCAACTTATGTGTACGATAGAACCTTGCCACATATCCCTGCTCTGTTGCCTGTACTGATACTCTGTTTGCTCTCTCTACTAATTTACTCATAACTACCTACCTTTCCGATGCCTGTGGCATCTATGTGTACTGATGTGTATTTGTTCACCGATGGGTAATTGCCTGTGGGATGGTGGGTGATCACCCTGCCGATATCCCTATCTGATGCCCTGTTCCCTTTCGGTAATACCATTATACCATATAGAGGGCGGATCTGTCAAGGGGTAGGAGGGCAAAGGCGGGAATAATTTCCTCTACCTATAAATTATATTCTAATATGAGTCCACATATAATCCCTATCAAATTCAATTATAAGACATATATTATACCGCCCACAAAGATCTCACATGAGAATCAATATAATTATTACTAACTTACTATTTAAAATCCAAATGACAACAGAATTTAATAACGAACAGCGAAGATACGACATAAGTTTTACAAAACCTCAAAGAAAAAGCATATATCATTAATAAAAAAAAAGAATAAAGAAATAAGGTAAGATTGATTTTATTCTTAGGTTTCTTATTTTATCTATAGTTATCTTATTTCCAATAATCTTTGTTATTATTTATGATTATTAATATTTACTCTATAATAAGAATAAGGGTTGTAATACAAGGACTGTAATTAGTTTATCTGATGTAAGTCCTTCCTATACTTATCCTGCAATCAAGGATTTCGGGCAGAATGTCTATTATCCTATTGGTTGCTAATAATATAGAAAGGAGGAATTATCTTGGCTGAAGGAATGTATAAGATGGGAGTTGAAGCTAGTCCTCATAAACAGCAAATAGATACTTGGCTGAATGAAGGCAAAGCTTTAACTTGGATTTCTAATGAACTCAAGGGTATGGGTGGATATCTTTCAACTAATGCTCTATCTAAATATAAGAAGGCAAGGGATGAAAGAATACAAAAAGAACTTGAGAAGACTCCTGAATTTAAAGCGAAACAACAAATGGTTACAGAACAATTTAATGACTCTGTAGCAAAAATTCAGAAAGTAGACCTAATCGGCAGACTATCTGAATTAATAGAAGATTCAGCAGAACTTCTCGAAGATGCAAAGATGCGTGGTATACAGATTAATAATGTAAAGGATATGCGTATGGTTCAGCAGACTATGTTGGATGCTATTAATGCATATGGAGATACCATGTTGAAGGCTCAACAGTTTGAAGAGATTAATAATGATCCATCATTACTCAAGAAACAATCGACCACAATAAATATAAATGTAAAATCTGCATTGACAGATATATTGCGGTCAGCTATGGAAGAAGGAGGTGATGGATATGGAATCATCGACAAACTTAGAGCAGGTGTCACAGGAACAGTTGTTGACGCAAGCGTTGTCGACATTGACGGAGAATGATCTAGTAGAAATATTGGCTGCTGTAGATCCTGTATCATGGATTGAGAGCAGAAGAATCCTTAAAGGGCAACCATTTTCATTTAAGAACAGAGATTATCTCTTACAACCATATAGGGATGAATATCAAAATATCATATTTATGAAGGGCAGACAGGTTGAAATGTCAGAATTTTCAATGAATTGGTTGCTTCATAAATTAGATATGCATCCATATACAGTTGGCTTGCATACATTTCCACGTGCAGCACAGGCACAGAAGTTTGCTAAGCAGAGATTACAGGCAGCAATTATGGACTCTGAGTATATTAAGAATTGGAATGATGTACATAATTCAGAGCAGGTCATGCGTAAATTTGTTAAAGAAGTAGATTCTCGTGGACTAGAACCATATAACTTCTATATATTGGGTGGAACTTGGGAATCAAGAAAAGATACTGTTGGTGATGCTGCCAGAGGTATTTCACTTGACTTTATAGTTTATGATGAACGGCAAGACCATCCTGATGATGTGGAAACTGTTATTGGTGAAGGTGCATCACACTCAGAATTTAAACAGACTCTTACATTGGGAACTCCTAAACTGCCAGGGATTCAGTTTGATCAGCAATGGGAAGCATCAGATAAACATTATTGGTTTGTTAAATGTCCTAAATGCGGTAGAGAAGCACCACTTACTATGGATAACATTCTTGATAGCGGACAGTTTGATGATGAACCTGATTGGTATTATGGATGCCCTAATTGCCGAACAAAACTTAATAGGAATAATGGTCGTTGGATGGCAACAAATCCTCAAAGGAAACCAGAATTTCGTGGATATCATATTAATCAGTTGATGGTATGTTGGTTGTCTGCTGAAGAAATAATGCGTAAGAAGACCTCAACTAAATTTACACGAAGAAGATTTTATAATGAGGTATTGGGTGAATCTTATGGTGGTGATGATATACCTATTACTATTGCAATGATGGAAGAATGTGGTAAGAATGATTTTCATCTTGGATATATAGGAGATAAGGCTCAAATATATGCAGGTATTGACTGGGGTGCTCAATCATATTTATGGATTCATGATAAACATCATAGACTTATTGATCTATATATTGCAGACCAATCTGATCCAAGAGAACATCCAAAGGCACTTGCCCAACATATTGCGAAGTATAAGAAATATGTGAAGAAGGTAGTATGCGATGCAGGTCCAGATATTACTAGATATTATTCATTAAGGGATGAACTTAAGGATTTAGGTGTTACTAATCAGGTATATGCATGTTATTATGCAACTCCACCTGCTAAAACTGATGTACAGTGGGATGAAAAGAAAATGATTGTCACAGTTGGTAGATCAGAAGCTATTGATTGTGTAATAGATGAGGTATCCGATGCAAAATTAGTATTGCCTGGATATGATATGCAAAATGAAAAGGTAGATACAGCAATCGAGCATTTTACTAATATTGCCGCAGAGAAGGCTGAAACGAAATCTGGTAATCAGTTTATATTATATGTAAATACTGGACCAGATCACTTCTTACATGCAAAAATTTATGCAGATATTGCTAGTGGTGGAGCAGAATATTTACCAACAGGTGGTACTGCTGCACCAATTAGTAATCCTCGTGGTGAAAGAGGATATAAGAGGACTAAATCTGGTATATATGTTCCTGCGAGATCGGATAAATTTGCTGAAGGAATGCATGGTCGAAATAGAACAAGCAGAAATAGAACTAAGAGAAGGAGGTAATATCTAATGGCAGATAATAGGCAACAGATGCCAGATCTTGATAGATCATATCATATATTGCTTGGTGGCAAGAAGATTGTTGCTACTATGGGTGCTGATAATAAGATGCACTATGATCACGAAGCAATAAATGAAGTGATACAAGAAATGATTGCAGGTCAGTCTGGTAAAATATCTGGTCATTTTAATACTACAGCACAGGTAGTATATCGATATGATTCTACGAGAAAGACTACACATGATAATATGTGGACTCTTTGGAAGAATAATCCACTTATTCAGAATCGTATCAATCAGATGAATGCATTAGTATTTGGTAAAGGTCTTAAATGGGTATATGACGAAAAGACTGATGAAATTATTAAGAGATTTTGGCGGATTAATAGACTTAGGTCTAAGCTTAATTCACTTAATACTGATGCACAGTTATATGGTGAGGTGTACATTGGATTATATCCACAGGATACAGGTGATGTATTAATATCATTCTATGAATCTCGTCAGATAGATATTGATTTTGATCCTGCAGATATAAACAAGATCAATAGATATATCATTACATATAAGGATGATGAAACTGGTAAAGAAGAACAGTTTGATATGATGCCTATTGAGACATATCTTAATGAGATTGAGTTTGCAAATGCGGTTAATATGAGTGTCACAAGAAGAGTGCGTAAAGCATTAGGACTTAATGGTGCTGCTAAAGTTAAGGGTAAGGGTATTATGTGCCATATTAAGTTCAATAATTCTACAAGTGAGGTATATGGTACATCAGATTTCTATCAGGTATCAGATCTTGTACAGGATTATATGGATTTTGTTGGTGATAGATTAACTATTCATCAATTATATGGTGCACCTGCTTTTGATATTACAATTGATACAGATGATCCACAGGTAATTGAGGATCGTATTGAGGAATTGGCAGGATTTACTATTGGTAGCAATCCTGTACATAATAAGCAGGAAGAATGGAAGCCACTTACTATTGGTAATAATGTAATGCAACCTACTGCAGATGATAAGATCCTTCGTGGATTGATTGCCGCAGGTATGTCATTTCCAGAATTTATGTTGTTCAACCAAGTTGAGGAACATGGTAATGGATCTGATAATAATACATTTGCAATCACACATCTTGCACAGGATAGACAGGATGCATTTGAGGAAGCATTAACTGATATACATAAGGTTGTTATTGCTTGTGCAGGTGGTGATATTTCTAGTATTGATGATGGACAATTAATATTCCCTGAAATCGATACTATGTCAGAGAAAACAAAAGCAGAGACATATGTACTTAAAGTTGGTGCAAATCTGTGTTCAAGAAGAACCGCATCAATGAATATGGGACATAATTGGGATGTTGAAGCACAGCAAATTCAAGAAGAAACAGAAATGTTTGGTCAGTTGGCTGATAATTCAGATTTTGCAGGAAATCTTGGTGGCAGATTTACAAGTAGAGAAAATAATCCTGCAAGTGAAAATGCAGATTCTGCAGATGATGGTACTAGAGATCGTCAGCGTAGAAATGATGCTACAAGGGTAGATACTACTGCGGTAGTAACAGGAGAGAAGAGGGATTAATCTATGGCATTTAATACAATTATTGATTATATAATTGAACAGGCTGATAGATATGATATCAAGAATCTTGAGTTTGAACAAGATATTAAGTTTCATCTTGGTCGGCTTACAGATTCTTGGATATCTTCTCTGCAGAATACTATTATTGATAACATTGATTCTACCCTCAAATTATCAAAGACTATGATTAGAATACAAAATATTACTAATCAGTATATATCTGCTTGTGAGAAAGAAATGATTGATAAATTCAATCAATATTATAAAATGGCTTATGAGAATACAGGTGATTTACTTTCATTAGGCGAAGAATTGACGAAGAAATTTAATATACAAGAAATGCGTAAAGGAAATCAAGAGTATGACGAAGATACAATAGATTATATACAGAAGCATGCATTTGAATTATTAAAAGGACATTCACAACAAAAGGTAGAACAATTAAGGGCAAGATTGGGCGAATTATTTTTATTAGGACAGGCGAATAAGGCGAATGTACGAAGTGAAATTCAGAGAATACTTGAAGTAAATAAGTCTAAGGCGGAAGAGATAGCACAAACGGAACTTAGTAGGGCATATAATATAGGAAGTATGAATAGATTATATGAGTATCAACGCATAATGGGTGTTAAAGTTCGAAAATATTGGCATGGATTTAAATATTCAGAAAGAACATGTGAATATTGTAGACCAAGAATAGGTAATGTTTATGAACTTGATGATGATTCAGAGGTATTACCTGCACATCCAAGATGTAGATGTTGTTGGTTACCATTCTTAGATGGGTGGGATAAACCAATAGATACTCGTTTAATCTCACGTGCGAATATGCTTAATACTGGTTATAATGCAGATATGTTGTATCAGCGTATTAATAATCGGTTGGGTATTGATTACGCTTCTTTTTTAAAAGGAAACGAAGCTGAAGATTATATATCTGGAGATAGAACGACTAAAATGAACGATGCTTTATCTAAAGCAAGGGAGGAATATATTAAATCTAAGATTTCTACTTTTGATATAGCTAAGGATAATTCAAGAGGTCATTTATCAAAGGAATATAATCAACAGATGAGTTTTTGGAAGCAATATGTAGCAGGATTAATGGCTGATAAGGATCAATCTGGGTTATATACTGCTAGTGAAGCAATTAAGGGAGTAATGTTATTACCTTGGTCTGCACAGCAATTATCTGGATGGAATGAACTTATCAGAATAATACAAAATTACCATTAATCTAGTATTTCATACAGTTTATATGGCTCTACGATTTGCGATGTAAATGATGGGTATAAGGTGGTGATTTTATGGCAATTGAACAAAAGAGCATGAGTAGAGAGATGGTAAGTCTTCATATGACAGCTAAAAAGCGAATTTGTGAAATGGCTGCTATATCTACACTTAATGTTCCTGTCGATCCTCGTATCGACATTGACACTATTACTGCCGATGATCCTGATCCAAAATTTGTAAATGTCGAGGTAATCCGTTCAGGTATTTCAGGTAATAATAGGAGATACAACAACAGAATTGTTGATGAAATCTCTGATTTAGTACCTGGAGTACAGGGATTCTTCGGACACCCAGATCCCTCAAAGAGGTCATTTGAGTTTAGAGAACCACAGTGTATTTATGTTGGTTCTATGACAGAAACGATGGCTGATGGGTTGAAGCGGTGTATTGCAAAGGCATACCTGTTTAAAACTTCTCCTTTGAGAGAATGGGTACCGAAGAGTATAGCCGCAGGAAATCCTATGACAGTTTCAATAAATGGATCTGCTGATTTAATGCGAAATGGTGATTTCTTAGACCTTATTCATATGACAGAATTAGAGTCCATAGATTGGGCTAATCCTGGTACAGAGGGAATGGAAACATCACAAGCAATGTCGGTTGTAAATGAAATGAAAAATCAAAGTAAGGAGGACAAAGAAATGGCAGATGTAACAGCAAAAGAAATTTTGCAGAATGCAACTGTTGCCGAATTCAAAGCCTATAATCCTAACGGATATGAGGGCATGTTAAAGGGAATTACGGTTTCTGAGTTGCAGGCACAGAATCCTGATCTTGTTCAGCAGATTATTGATGCTAATAAGGTTACGGAAATGAAGTTTAGCATTGGTGGTAAGGATGAGGTAGTTAAGGTTACCGATATTCAGGGTAAGTTTGATGCTTATGAATCCAAGATCGCTGAAATGCAGGAAGCTACCGCAAAGGCAGAAATCGATGCATATAAAGCACAGAAGATTGCTGAAATGGTTGACGAGAAGCATCGTGAAGCATTTATGACTCGTGTGAATGGTTCAACCAAGGAAGAGATTGATAAGAATCTTCAGTCCGAGATCGATTTCGTTCGTGAGATGGGTGGGATGAATAATTCTCCTGCACCGAGATCTACACAGCAGTTGGGTGGCGATGATGCTATCAAGGCACAGGTTCGTGCAATGTTCGGTGTTAAATCCGAGGACAAATAATATAAGGAGGTAAATTACGATGGCAGATTATTTCGTAAATGAGGGAAATAAAATCGGTGCTATGCCGACAGAATTTGGTGTCGATGGCAATGGTGGCACTACCCTTGTAGAAAAGAAACTTATTGCAGGTGAAGCCATTAAGAAAGGTCAGCTTGTTGCAGTATATGATGCATGGACAGTTAAAGTGGCAACTGCCGCAACTGGTGATAATGTAATTGGTGTTGCAATGTTTGATGCTGCTAAGGATGATCCTGTAGTAGTTCATACAAATGGACTCTTTAAAGTAACAGCAGGTGGATCTATTACAGCACCTGCACTTCTTTCACCTGCTGATGATGGTAAGGTAGTTGTAGCTACTGCACCTACAGTATCTGGCGGTGCTTATGTTGCAGGCACTAAAGTAGTTGGTATTGCTCTCAATGATGCATCTGCAAATGATGCAGTTTATGTGAGATTCAATGCATAAAATAAGTAAGGAGGTAAATTACAATGGCAGATTTGAAGAACTTACACATTTCTGAAATCCAGGGTAGGGCAGATCTGGGTGATCTCCTTGCTTACGGCTTAAATCCGTTACTGCTTGAAGGTCAGAATGAAGAGCCTTCGCAGTTTGAGGAGATCTTTCAGAGATTTGAGTTAACAAGAAACAACATTCCATTCCCTACATACAAGGGTTTGGTAGTTGGTAAGATCGAAGAGGGACAGGAGATTCCATTCGTTTCTCTTGGAACTGGTACACAGACAATCACCGCTGAGGATTACGGTGTAAGATGTGGATTTACACATCAGATGCTTCGTGACGAGCAGGTTGATGTTATGAGATATACCGCGATGGAACTTGGTAAGGCTCATACTCGTACAAAAAATAAGGTAGCATTTGCGGCACTTGAAGCAGGTGCAGGACATTCTACTGCAGCACTTACATCTGGTACTCTTAGTATTACAGATGTTCGTAATGCAAAGAAGGCAGGTGCTCTGTTCAAGGAAGATGGAACTAATATTCCTCGTCCTGTTCATTTTACACATCTGATCATTAATCCTGATCAGCAGGATGATCTTCTTCCTGCAACTCTTGATACTACACCGCCTGGAATCGTATTTGATCAGGCAACTGGTGATATCAAAGGTGTGGCAGGTCTTTCCGTACTGATTACAGCATGGGTAACTCCTGGAGTAGCACTTCTCGTAAGAGCAAAGGATAAACTCCTGTATTGTGTACGTGAAGAGTTAAGACTTGATCGTTCAGAATGCTTTGCAACAGCCGCAGAGCAGGTACGTACTCTCGAAGCTTATACATTTGCAATTCTCTATGGAGACAACGTGTATAAGATCACTGGCTGCTAATAAATTGAGGTCACCAGCTATGACTGTTAGGGCGGTGGGCGGATGGTGCAAATGGTACTGTTCGCCCATTGTCCATATAAGAATATCTAAAGGAGGATATAATGATGGCAGATATTAAAAATACCGCAAAGGCGGATGAAAAAGAAGTTAAGGCAGTAACTTCGAATTCTACGGAATCGAAGGAATCCGCTAATACCGAACCGACAAACGCAGGACAGACATCAGAAAAATCAATCGGTGATCAGTCGGAAGCCAAGAAAGACATTAACGAATCAACCGCAAAGGCGGATAAGCCAAAGGGCAAGATAGCGGTAGTAACCTATCTTGGTGCATCTATTTGGAAGGATGAAAAAGGTAATTTCTGGTCTAAGCAGGACGCAGGAGAATCTATTCTTGCAGAGAGACAGATACCGACAGAAGAATATGAGAAGCGTGAAGATCTGAAGTTTATGGTTGGATACGGTGAAATGAAGGTTACTTTTGTAGGGTAGGTGAGATAAATGGCAGATGAAAACATTACAACAACTGAAGATGAAGTAGTTGAATCTGAAAATCCTACAGAGGATACTTCAATAAATACGGAGAATACAGAAGATACTACAAATGCCGTAACCGATGAAGAACCCACCGATGAGGTATATGAGCATAAGATGAAAATCTTAAGAAATGCTTATCAGAAGTTGGATAATCTGCCGTTAGGTTTCGGCATTCCTGCATATGATGATGAAATACCTGATGCCACAATTGAGAAATATTTCAAGACTGATTATTCTGATACATTAAGGGAGACTGGTCTTAATATTGAAGATATTGAGGAAGATTCAAAGGATGAAATGTTCTTTGAGAATCGTATCTGTTATCATGCGATAAAGAGATATAGATTATCATCATCTATCTTCTTTAAATTCAGTACTGCTGTTGATGGTAAGACTGTTGATAAGACCAAAATTCCTCAGATGCTTAAAGAAATTTTGGCGGAATACGAGGAAGAATATAAGTCTTGGAGATTGGGACATACAGGTAAGATTTGGCAGAGAACTGCAACATTAAATATGAATGGGAGTGATAGTTAATGAGCGTACTTAATCCTTGGGATATAAATTTCATGAAAAATACAGTTCGTGAGATTATTGATGCTTGGCATACAACTATTACTTTCATTCAGCCGAAATCTATTGAAGAACAGGATAACTATGATAATCTCATGCATGAGTTTGTTGGTGATGCTGAATATGAGTATGTAACTATTACTGCTGAACGTAAGGATATTGTTAATAATTACACCAATGACTTAGCACCAAATGCAACTGAATTTGGTGAGAATGATAATGGTAAGTATCTATATGCTATACCTGATATATTACCAGTATTTAAAGATGGTAAACAGGTTGGTATTAAGAAGTGGAGACCACTTAATGATGCTATTGTAATGATTGATGATAGTGAGGATAGATATCAAATAACCTCAATGCGTGATCGTATTGGTGAAATACTTGTACAGGTAGAGCGATATACAGGAGATACTCCATATGGTAGTGAAGAAGTACCAGAGGAGAATATACCTGTTGATGGACTCAAAATTGAAGATGAGTATGTTGATCCTGATGAAGGTGGTGATACTGATGGTGACGGTGAAAACCAAGGGAATTGATAGTCTCATTCGTGAGTTCGATAGAAGGATTGATGGAATGGATGATGCCTTAACAGAGGGTACTGAAGAAGCCGCAGATTATCTTATTGAGAAAATGCAGGATAAATTTGGTACTTATCAGCCTGGATGGGCACAACTTAAATATGAGACTGTTGTTCGTGAGCGTAAGATGGGATTTGGTGCAAATGCTAATAAGCCATTGGTAATGAGTGCAGATATGATGTTTGCATTTGATAAGGAAACTAGAAGAAGGACTCGTATGCATGTTGTATGGATTACAAATGATGATCCTAAGATGCCTTGGCATATGTATGGAGTACCTTCTTCGAATGTTCCTGCGAGAGATCCAGTTAGACCTACTATGGATGAAGAACAGCAAAAAGTATATGATATTATAAGACAGAAAGTGAGGGATATCTTTGGCTAATCATAGGATTGTTAATATGAAAGCAATTGAGTATAATATGCTTAAGACTATACTTCAGCTTCTTGTTGATCGTATACCAACTGTTGCTCAAGAATATGGTATTAAGCATACTAACATACAGATAGCACCCACATATCCAAGCGACCTTACTAAGATCAAGAAACCCTCTATCATCGTGAGGAAAGTAAGTACAGAACAACATAAAGTAGGGTTAGGCAATATTGCAGGACATTATTATAACGAAGACAATGCATGGGTTGATGTATTAGGTAAATTTCATTGCATGATGATTCAGTTTGATGTAGTGACAGCAAATAATACAGATAGAGAGTTACTTAAATCTGTTGTTGCTGATGGTATATTAAATGAGATTCAGATGAATGAATTGAATGCAATTGGATTACATGATTATACACAAGATAACAATCCTGAAGTTGGAATAGTTAAATTAATACATGATCCTGTAATCACAGACTTGACAGATATTAATCCTACAGATTCAATGTATGTTGGTGTTGTTAGGCAGATGTTTAAAGTAATACAGACAATTGTTCCTAATTACGAATATGTAGACTTGACCAAGTGGATCAAGCAGACATATACAATTTCACTTCAATAAATTTTAAAGGAGGACAAAGAAATGGCAAACAAAGTAACAGGTAGTACAGATATTTCTGGTGCTTTGACTACTGCACCTCAACCGATTAAAGAAATCCTTCTTATCGGTGCAGTAAGTGCTGCAGAGGGAGAAACTCCTACAGTGCAGGCGGCTAATGAAGTATTTGCTATTACAGGCACAAATGATGCAACTGGTTATTTCGGTAGTAATTCAATTATTCCGAAGATGGTAAGGGTACTTATTCAGAATGGTGTCGAATCCATCTATGGTATGATTGTTGGATCTACTGAAACTAAGTATGCAGATGCACTTACTGCATCACTTGACGAGAAAGATGTTAAGGTTATCATGATTGATAACATGTCAGCAGCAAATATCTCTACACTTAAGGATCACCTTACAGTTGCAGAGAGCAATGATCTGTTCAGATATGGTGTAATTGCACCTACTGCCGCACAGATGGCTACACAGACAGCACTTGTAACTTTTGCAAATAGTGTTGATTCTGACCGTATTTTCATTGCAGGTAATGTATTTCAGCAGGGAGATGGTGAGGACGTAGATCCTTGTGTAACTGCCGCAGGTCTTGCATCGCTTATTATGACAGAAACAAGTGATCCTGCACTTCCTATGAATGGTGTTGGTATTCTTGGATTTACAGGTGTTAAGCGTCAAATGCTTGAAGCAGAAATGAAGATTCTTGTTACCAAGGGTGTTACACCTTTCTATCTTGAGGGTACAACTCCTACAGTATATCGTCTTGTTACTGCATCAATCACTAATGGTGGTGAAGGCGGTATTTGGCAGGAAGGTACAACTCGTATGATCGCAGATTATGTACTTGAATCTAATGAGAGATTGCTTCGTGCGAACTATAAGAGAACCAAGAATATTACTCGTATCTTGAATGCGATTAAGGATGATATTCGTATCAATATGGAGAAGATGGAAGGACTTGAGATTATCGAGAACTGGGATGCATCTACTCTTACTGTTGTAAAAGATCCGCAGGATAACTTTGGTGCTCTTGTTGATTATGAGTTTGATGTTGTAACTCCGTTGTACACAATCACAATTACACAGCATATGAAGATCTAATAAGATCTTCTGTTGCTGTAGTTAGTAGAATAAGGAGGTAATAAAGATGGCTAAAGCTACTACACCTACTACTGGTATTGATATTACCACAAGTACTAGTATCTCGATTGAGATTAGTGGTAAGACGATTGCAGGTGTGCAGTCATATAATACCAAGTATAATAAGGATACAAAGGAAGTTGATGTATTTGGGCAGGATGTTCCGATTGGATATATCCAGGGTAAGAAGAACTATACTATTGATCTTTCAAGAATCTATCTTGAGGATACTGCTGCAGCAGAAGGTATTGACTTCTATGCTTTGTCTGATAATACATTCAATGTTGTTATTGATAAGCAGGGTACTACAGGTACAAAGAGAATTACATACAGTGATTGTATCGTAACCGATATCAGCGAAGATGGATCTTTGAATGATAAGGTTATTGAGAAGATGACTGTTAAGGCTCTTACTCGTAGTACATCATTTACTGCAGCTTAGGAGGTATAAGTTATGGCTGGTGATATTTCCTATTTAAGAAGAATGAGAACTGGTCAGCCACCTCACAAGATTGTCACCCTCGGTAATGGGGGTGACAGTTTTCAGGTGGCTGTCATTTTATTATCGTCAGATAAAATGTTGGCAATCAATGAATCTGTAGAGAAGAGATATGCCAAGACGGTAGTAAAAGGTGAAGAAATTGATGATCCAAGGGATAATGAAAAGAATCGTGCAAGATTTTATAATAGATTGCTTTGTTATGAATCTATGCGTAATCCCGATAATTTGAATGAGAAAGTTGCTGATAGTCCCGATGAAATAGGTGAGTTACTTGATGATGAAGATATTCAGCGTGTATGTGAAATGTACAATGAACTTATTGTCAATAAAGCACCTAAACTTGAAGTACTCAAGGAAGAGGAACTAGATCAGTTAAAAAAATATTTAGAGGTAACTCCATTGAGCGATATAAGTACAGTATCGCTCGTACATTTAAAGTATTGCCATCAGACCCTTGTTTCAGAGAAATGTCTGACGAGCAATGGCTCTGGTTATTCATCAACCAACAAATAGATAATGATGAAAAATTAGAACATATGTGTCCCGAATGTCGGAATGCAGTTATCTCGCATAACAAATGTACTAGATGTGGTAAACCTCTTGTTGAAAAAGCTGAAGAGGTTAGTACAACATTTGATGAAGAGAAATATAATCGTCTCAAGGCTGAGCAGGAATCTATGTATGATCCTGATGGCTTATGGGATTTAGATGAAGACGATGGGCAGGAAGATGAGGATGGTGATATCGTCTATGAAATAGGTCGTGAGGAGTTTAATGATAATTCTTCCGATTGGAATGAAGATGAAGAGGAGTGATCATAAATGGCAGATGATAGAATCCTTATTGAAATAGATGCGAATGATCAAGCATCGGAGAAAATACGTGCGGTATCTAGAGCACTAAATGATCTTGATAGAAATACATCTGGTATTAGTAGGAATAATGGTGCACAGGATTTCTTTAGAAGTACTTATAATTCTGCGTATCGTGTTAATTCTGCTATGCGTAATTTTCAGACAGCTATATCTGGTGTTACACGTACTACTCAAAGATTATTACGAGAAGCAGGTGCGGCAATATGGGATTTTACATCTGATTCTATAAGAGCATTTGATGAATTCTCTGAAGCACATGCAAAAATGCTTGGTGTTATTGGTGCAAATAAAGATTATTATGATAGTAGTGGTAATTTCTTACAGCAGAAATATCAGGATGATGCACAGAAACTTAAACAACAGGCAATACAGATAGGTTCATATGGTACAGATGGTAGGGGTTCATTGGAAACCCCTACTGATGTAGCAGAACTTCAATTAACATTATCTAGGGCAGGTATATCAGCAGAAACTATGTTAGATCCTAATAGTAATATTATGGATTCGCTGATTAAATTTGCTAAGGGTAATGATGTTGAAATGGAAAGTGCTGTACAGTTTGCAGTTTCCCTTGGCAATCAGTTTGGATATAAACCCGAACAGTGGGGAGAAATGTTAGATAAAGTAGCACATACTGCAGACTTAGCACCTATTGACGTAAAAGATATTGTAGAATCAATGAAATACGCAGGTGGTATAACTTCTGGTCTTGGTAGAGATATGGAAGAAACACTTGCTATGGTTGCTACACTTGGTAATTTTGGATTACGTGGTTCACAAGCAGGATCTGGTATACAGGCATTAATGACCAGATTATTAACACAGGATACCACAGTCATTACAGATGCACAGGCAGAAGTAGCACCACCTAAGGCATTGCAAGCATTTTATGATTTTAGTAAATATGCAAAATCAGATGGCTTGGCGGGTGTTACTTATGATGACTTTAAGAATATAATTGCAAATGGTGGTACATATGAGGATCTTGGTGAATTGAGTGGTAATCTTCGTCCTATGGATGAGGTTATTGATCAATTAGATGAAGCTATGTCTGATTTGAATGATGAAGAACAGGCATGGTTTGCTAAGAAATTCTTTGGTCTATACCAAATGAAAGCAGCATATGGACTTATGAGTGGTGAAGAGCAAGACCTTAACGAGATTATTACTGATATTAAAGAACAATCAGCAGGATCTAATGAAAGAAAATATTCAGAGATTATTGAATCTGGATATGGTAAATCTGAAGCACTTAAATCTGCAATAGAGGGTACTAAGATAGATCTTGGTGATAGATTATCACCATTTACTAATAAGGTTAGGGATGAATTAATTGCATTCTTGAATGATCCTGCACATTATGAGATAGATTTTAATGGATTACATGATGCACTTGATGAAGCCTGTGATCTTATTGAAGAGAAATATGGAACAGCAATAGCAGATGCAGTAAGAAATCTTGGCGACTTTGCAATAGATTTTACCCAAGTAGCTAAGGATTTAGCACCTGAATTTGGTGAAGGAATTGGACAAGTATTTTCATCGTTACTTGATGGTGATGTATTTGGTGCTATGGGTGATTGGAATGAAATGATTACCAATATGCATGAATCTGCAGATGCATTGCCCGAAGATCTTCAAGATTTAGGAAATGCTGTTGTTGGTGTTATTGATTGGATGGGTAAGCTTATAGCACTTGACATTGCATCAGAGGTAGTTGAATTAATATCATCACTTGTTATGACATTTTCAGTACTTGGTGGTGCTATTGTAAATGCAGGTTCTGTCATTGTTAATGGTACAGGTGTTGGCGGAACTGGTGCAGGCGGAGCAGGAACAGGAGGTGCTGCCGCAGGGGGTGCAGGTAAAGCCGCAGGTGCAGGAAGTAAGGCTTTATTATCTGGTGAATCAGTAGTAGGATCAGCAGATGATGTTGCTAGGGCATTAGGAACTTCGGCAGATGATGTTATTGCAACATTTGGTGAACAGGCAAGTTATACAATAGATGATATTGCTAGAGGTCTTGGTTCATCAACTGATGATGTAATTAATGCTTATGCATCTAGTATTGATGATGTAATAGCCGCAGGTGCAGGAAGTCTTGATGATGTAGTAACTGGATCATCTAAATTATGGGGTTCATTATCTGGTGTTGGTAAGGCACTTGGTGTACTTGGTACAGGTCTTCAAATTGGTATTGGTGGATATCAGGTATATAAAGATATTGAAGCAGGAGATTATGAGGGTGCTGCAGGTACTGCAGGAAATACAGCAGGTGCTGTTGGTGGTGGTATTATTGGTGCTGAAATAGGTACGGCAATATTTCCTGGAGTTGGTACTATTGCAGGTGCTGTTATTGGATCTGTTGGTGGTGGATTTGCAGGTGAGGAATTAGGTAAATCTGCCTATAATGATTTTACTTATGGTACAACAGGCATTGGTATATATGATGAGTGGAAGCGACAGAAAAATAAAGATGATTTAACATTACAGCATATTAAGGATGATCAGAATACACAAGATCTACAATCTCTTGCCAAGGCTCTTGATGAAAAGAATCTTGGTAGTGGATGGTTTGGTATGAATACTGATGAATGGATAATGGCACTTGCTAATCCTATGGGAGATAAGGGTGCTTATGCCGAATATGATAAGATGAGTGGTAATGATAAAATCACATTTCAAGGATTGCTCAATCAATATTCTACTACACCATTAGGTAATTCTGATAAATTTGAGGAATATTGGTTAACTGGTGATTGGAAGTTAACTACTGAAGAGAGAACCTCAAAGGCTAATAAAAATCTTGAAGAGACAACCAATGCACTAAGAGAAGTTGGTGCACAAATGATTACAGTTACTAAGAATAATAAGTATTCTGAATATTATGACAAATCTCTTGATAAGACTGGATATGGATATTCAGTATGGACTGGTACTCAAGAGGAACTTGAGAGATATAAAAAGGCTCAAGAGGGTACTGCAAGAATTGTTTCATCAGATTATGATCCAACAGTTAAGGGTACTGTTGATACACCATATATGTTTGATGAATTAGATACAAAGATTGCAACTGGCATAGCTAATGGAATTGCACAGGCTGAAGCTAATAAAAATGATGGACAGCAATTAACTGGATTAGGTCAGGAAATTGCTAACATGATAAGTGAAGGATTGGCAAGTGGTTCATTTACTATTGAAAAGGCAGATGTAGTAGGTGAACTTAATATTCCAAATATCGCACAAGAGATTGCAAGTAATTATCCTGGATGGAATGCATTGTCAGACAAAGGTAAAGAACAAGTTATCGAAAATGCAATAGATAACAATATAACCATTGATGATAGCGTAACTATGACACCTTCATTTAATGTTTCTGCACCTAATGTGAATGTTGATGTTAAAGTTGATCAATCTGGTAATGTTACAAAAAATATAATTACCACCCCTGGAACAGGATCACTTCTTGATAGCTTTATTTCTAAGACTTCATCACAGTATGGTCAATCAAATAATGCTAGCAATAGGGTAAATAGAGGACAAAGGTAGGTGATTTGATGTGGCTAAAGTAGAATATTATAAAAAATATACAGGTACATCAAAGAAAATAACTGTAGTATTAAAGGATATTGGTGTGACAGATACCTCAATGGCTAATCGTAAGAAAATAGCTACTCGTAATAGTATTAATAATTATAAGGGTACTAAAGCACAGGATATTAAGATGATTAATCTTGCTAAAAAAGGCAAATTAATCAAGAAAACTGCTTCGGCTACAGTTGATAATATTTTACCAAAAGATTATGATGTACCTAAACCAGATAATCTTAATAAACAGACACTTAGTAAAATAAGATATAAAAATTTTGTATTTCCATATAATCCTGAACGTACAGTATTTAAATGTGGAAGAACATATATTCAACATAAATATCCATCATTAGCAGGTGCTGAATTAGAGGATTTTTCTGTTGATGCTATTAGTATCACAGGTGAAGGTGTATTCTTTGGTAAAGGTTGCTATAAAGCATTTAGGCAATTATATAAAACATTCAAACGTAAAAAGGTTGGTAAAGTTTCACATCCTGTATTTACTGAAGTAACTCGTGGGTTGATGGTAAATCTTGAAGGACATATAGAACCAGAAACTAATGTCATTCATTACTCGTGGGAAATAATTGCTGATACAACTCCTACAGTTAAGGAGAAGAATAAACCAAAACAGAAGAAGAATAAAAAGAAGAATTCTAAGAAAAAGAAAGAAACCAAGAAGACATATAAAGTTGGAGATATAGTTCAATTTAAGGGTGGTACACATTATGTATCATCATATTCTTCTGCCAAAGGATATCCTGCAAGAGCAGGTACTGCCAAGATTACTAAAGATCCTAATTGTAAGGGTAATGGCAAAGCACATCCTTGGCATCTTATTCATACAGATTCATCTAGTAATGTTTATGGATGGGTTGATGAAGGTACATTTTCATAAGGTGGTGATATAATTGGCTGTTGAATCTAAGATAAAAATATTAATTGCTAGCCGTAGAACTGGTAATACATATAAGGTTGCTAGATTTACAGAATTTCATGTTGATATTGATCTTGAGACAGATGCGGACACCTTTGATTTTGTACTTAAAAATCCCTATGGTGTTTATACAGGACTGTTCTCAAAATTTGATAGAGTAAAGATTTATGTAAATAGTAAATGTGTAATGAAAGGTCATCTTGATAAAGTTGAATATATCATGCGTGATACTGATAATTACATAATGCTATCTGGCAGAGATTTTATGTGGAAGTTGATCGATAATGATGCTTTACCAAATAATCTTGAAAATGTAGATCCTAAATCATATATAGAGGGCAAATGTTCAGAATATGGATTAAAACATAAGATAGTTGCAGCTGATACTTATGAAAAATTAAATATTGGTTGCGGCGAATCTGAAATCTCTATTATGAATAACATTCTTCTTGAAAGCAAACAGAGAATATGGTATCTTGTTGATACGGTATATACAGGTAATTGGAAGACAGGCAAGAAACCTAAAAATACCTTTGTAATGCGAACAAGTAAAGTTGGTATACCTATTGAATCATTTAGATTTGCTGAAGATGGTACTGATATGAGATCGGAAATTAAAGTGTATGGGTCTAATGGTGATGGCGGATATGATTTACAGGGTACTGCAAATAATAATTATATGCAAAAGATTGGAGTTACAAAACGCAGAACTCGTAGGGCATATTCTGAAAAGGCATCATCTAAATATACATCTATTGCCGATAAAGATATCAGATCGTCATTTAGAGATAATCAGGAATTAACAATAGATGTACGACTTAATCAAAAGGTATTTATGCCGAATACTACAGCAAAGGTAATAAATGGTACAATAGGAATGAATTGTACAATGTTTATTCGTAGAGTACAATATTCAAAGACATTAGATAATGGTACTATTTGTACATTATCAATGATACCTGCAAATAGTACATTTGAGAAGATTTGGCAGAGTAAGGGTGGGTCTCCTGTTAAACTTACTAAAAGAGCAAAGGGGTTGAAGTAAATGTCAAAAAGATTTGGTGCTGTTATGGCTAGTAATGGAGACTATTCAGAACCTAGCGGAACAGGCAGGATTTCATCAACTGGTAGTGGTGGTAAAAATGCTGCAATGAGTACTAAGGGTACTGAAACAAAAGGTATGTTACCAATTGGACCATATGGTATTGCAGGCAATCCACCACAGGGGTTGATGGCATATGCAATCATGAACCAAGGCGGTAAAGATGGATATATGGTTTACGATAAGAATAGACCATCAGTTGGTGCAGGTAATACAACTATTTACAATTCAAAGGGTACTAAGATTGAATTAGATGGTGATATTATTACAATTAAGTGTGCAGGTACTACAGTTACAATTGGTGGCGGAGATCTTGTTGTAAATGGAATATCTGTTACGAAACATACACATACAGGTGTACATGGAGAAACAGGTAAGCCACATTGATTACGTGTGCGAAAATGCTACTATTAAAAGGAAAGGAGGGATATTGATGATAGATGTTGGATATAATAATGGTGATATTGCAGTAAATCAATATGGTGATATTGCTATATGTCCATCAGAAGATGCTGATGTAATTCAGATGGCTAATAATCATATCCGCCTTAGATTGGGTGGTAATAAATATCATCCTGAAATAGGTAATGCAATATATGGTAACCGTATTAAATGGAATGAAACAGGTAAAGATCTTGTTGCAGAAGAATGTAGGGTTGCCATAATGCAAGATCCAAGGATTAATGATATAGTTGAATTAAATGTTGAGTATGGTGCAAGCCATGAAGCAATAATTGATTATACTGTTAATTATACACCAATGGATCTTGATGAATACGATGATGAAGAAGAATACTTCTCCGATGATGAAAATCCAGATACTGAATCTGACACAAATTTTGACGAAGATTTGGATACAGATAGTGATTTTGATGACGATGATTTTGACGAAGATGAAGAAGATGAAGTTATAGAACGTACCGTCAGTAGTAGGATATCTATTGACGCATTCAATACTACTGAGGAGGTATTAGTTTAATGGCAGTTCAATTTACAGATACTCTTGGCACAAAGAGTTTTGATCAAATAGTAGATGATACATTACAAGCCATAGTTGATAAAGATGTTGGCATAACCAATGTTTATGATGGATCAGTTATTAGGTCATTGGTTGAAGCATTGGCTGAAAATGATGATGAAATTAATTATTGGCTTGAATTCATTTATGGTGCAATGAATATTGATACATTAGTATCAGAAGAAGAAGGGCAAATAAATACAGAATTAGATCGTGCAGCAGTAATTTTTGGATTAACTAGAAATTCTGCTAAGGCTGCAGTAGGATCTGTTACTGTATATACTGGTGATTCTCCTGCATCTTATGATATTCCTATACCATATGGATATATTTTCAGTACAAGACCAGATGCAGATGGTAATACATCTGAATGGATGGTTACAGATACAGATGCAGTAATACCGACAGGTGAGAGTAGCATAGATGTTACTGTTACTTGTACTACTGAAGGTAGAGTAAGCGTTGTTGCAGGTGCGATATGCGTATTGCCATCAGTTTTACAGGGTGTGGACAGTGTTTCGAATAACTCATCGATTAATGGCGGAACTGATATCGAATCAGATGCCGATTTTCTTAATAGAATTCATTCAGTTAAAGAATCAATGGGACAATGTACAGATGAAGCTATTGAGCAGGCAGTAAACGCTATATCTGGTGTTACAAGGGCAATTGTTAGGGATAGATATCAGGGTATTGGTACTACAGGTATAATTATTACAACAGATCAAGTACCTGCACCACAATCTGTAATAGATGATATTGAAGAAGTGGTAGCAAAAGTTAAGGCATCTGGTATTTATCCTGTTGTAGTATATACCAACTATAAGATTGTTGATATGAACTTTACAATTACTCCTGTAGAAGATGTTGATGTTGATAAAATCGTCACAGCAATTACCGACTACTGCAATTCACTTGGTGCAGGAAATACGTTGATTATATCACAGTTAGAGAGAAAAATTCTCAATAAGCTTGATAGTACATCTGGTGACGATGATTTTACTGATATAGTCACTAATTCACCTACTGCCAATGTGACAACTACCGAAGATCAGATGATACAGGCAGGTAACATAACAGTAAATGGTTCTATAATAAATTAAGGAGGGATGATTAATGGCTGATAATTCACCTACTACAGCTTTAGAAGAATTACAAAGCAGATTCCCTCATATTTATAATGTGTATGATACAAAGACAGTATTGTATGCATTATTGTCAATATATGCAAAGAATCATGAGTATAAACTTGATTTGATTGATAGATTATATTCGGCACTTGGTATTGAAGATACATATGATGAAGATTTGGAGTGGAGATGGGGATCTCTGCTTAATTTGTATCGGCATCCAAATGAAAGTTATGATGATTATCGATCAAGACTTGAGATAGTATATCCATCATTGGTTGGCGGTACTGCAGAAGCAATAAAATATGCAACAGCTACAGCTATTGGATTAACATCTGATAGTGAAATGATCGATCAATATATTCATGTTTATGATGCATGGGAGTATGATGGTGAAATTGTTGATAGTTCATTAGAACATGACTATTATGAACCAATATTAAATTCTCCAGATTATACTTTAAATAATAATTTGGTTACAAATATGAAATATAATCTGAAGAGATATGGTGCATTTGTTGTTACTGTTGATTTATCAATAAGTGAGGGTATAGCGAATTATCAAAAGGCAGTTCAAGATGCAGTTTATAATACTAAGGCATCTGGTACACAGCCATATATCATATATTTATATATTTTTTATGATTCTGCAAGCATAAATAGGAATGCAGATGAAGATATGATAAATATAAATGATTTAAAAACAGAGCAGGCTATACTTGCAGTATCTGATGAATCATTGCCTGAAATATTAACATTTGATAGTGATGATACGGCATATTTATTATCAAACGATGATAGTGATGATGCTATTAATCAAATGTTATTAGAATTAAGTAATTTACATGGTAATGATGTAACAAATGATTTATTATCACAGACATTAAATGATACTGGTAATATTACTAGATATAATAATTTCTTTATACCAATGTTGAATGGTGATAATAAATTAAATGATTCTATTGTATTATCATTGATAGATTCTGTCATTGATGTTGATGAATTTATTGATATAATAAGTAAAATAGATAATGATTCATCGAATATATCTGGTGATGATCAGATTTCAAATGCTATTAGATTGTTACAATCTGATAGTGGGTTATTACAACATGTAGATGAATTATTACAGCAATTGTCACAAGTATTAGATGAAGATAATAGTGTTGATGGAAGCGATAATTTTACTGATAATGTGATAACTACAATACAACAAACAGGTGCAATCAACTCTGCAATTATTACTTCAATGTGGAGTAGCAATTGTATAAATGGCTCTGTAACATTGAATGAGTCATTAATTACTAATCTTCATGAAGATGCAGATGTTTGTATTGATATAATTCATTATAATTAAGGAGGTAATAAGATGATACGTGAAAAACTTAATGTTGGTCGAAATACCGATACTGATGTTATGAACATTGGACTTATCGGCAATGACATTGGAAAGGTGAAAATGGTTGGAGAGATTACCGACAAGATTTATAAGAATGGGAAGTTGATCGATGTACGTGTTGGTCATAATCTTATTGTTAATTCATTCTTGAATCTTGCCATGGCTCTTATGAAGGGTGAGAATGGATATTCTGGTATTCAGTATTGGGCAATTGGTAGCGGTGCTGATTCATGGGATGATACAACACCAGATCCTGCCGCAAATGCAACACAGCTTACAAATGAGATTGGTAGGGTTGCAATTTTACCTGCAGAGATTAAGTTTGTAAATGCTGAATATGAGGAGTCAGTAAATCCCACAAACATTCTTCAGATTGAGCATACTTTCGGCACAGCAGATTGCAATGGCAAATGGAGAGAGTTTGGACTTTTTGGTGGTAATGCAACAACAACAACCAATTCTGGTATTCTTATTAATAAGAAGCATCATGCAGTCCTTACCAAGACTTCAGACATGACCATTGATCGTACAATGAGGTTTACCCTCACACTTTCTGAATAAGGAGGTACAAAATGGGATCTTTTGATATTTATAGTAATTATAGAGATAACGCAGGAGTATCTGGTGTTGTCTTTGGTGCTAATAAAGGACTGCTTGAGGTAGAACTCAATGAATTGCAGGACATACAGAAGCATCAGCTTCGTAATTTTATTGCTAAGATCATTGGTGATGGAGTTACGGATACAGATAAAATTACATATTCTGATGGATCTGTCGTTATAGCAGATGGGTGTACATTTGCTGTTAATGGATATGTAATTAATTGTACAGGACTTGGATTGGAAGCTTCTAGTGGTGATTCTATTTATCTTCAGATTTGGGAAGATCAGGCTACATATTCTAGTACACTCAAGGAAGAGGGTAATCAGCAGGAAGAAACAACCGTTCAGAATTGGTTTAAAGATAGTCGTGGAGAGGACGAAACAACACGCCGATTAATTCTCAAATATCAACTCGCATTAACAGAGGATCAGAATAAGACAAATCTCAAGATTGGATCAATTCAGAATGGCTCTCTTGTTCTTGAGGTTGAGGGTATTCACATAGGAGGATCTGGTATCGCACCTGCAAATATGAAAGCATTCGCTGTCAATGGTGGTAATGCACAGGCAACAATTGTTATGAATGATCCTGATGATACAACCATTAGTGGTCAGACAATTAGTGCATGGGCAGGTACTAAAGTTGTTATGAAAACTGGATCTTATCCTACAAATATCAAGGATGGTACTATTGTCCTTGATAATAAGGTACGTGGACAGTATTCATCAAATGGATATGTTGTGACAGGTTTGACAAATAATACAACATATTATTTCCAGGCATTTCCTTATTCAACAGACGGTGCGATCAATTCTGATGTAACGAATCGTGCTACAGCTACACCAAAGGAATATGAGCTTTATCGGTTTAGGGTAAATAAATCTGATAATGCACCTGCAACCAAGGTTGAATATCTTGGAGATACTGCTGCATTAACTCCTGCTAGCATGGATCATGTAAATATGGTATTTGATGCAGGTTCATTTGCAGATGCATTCTTTGTTAAGAATAACTATCCTGTAATGCTTAAGTTTGATGGTACTGAGGATTATAAACTTAATCCTAATGATTATACCAAGAAGCTTGATGGTACTGCATCTGATGTTGCTAATATCAATTATGCAGGTAATGCAATGTCAGCTATTCCGACAGTTTGGGTGAAGAAATGGACTGAAAGTGGGTACGATTATTTCAATGTATCAGATACAAAAATTGATAATACCTATAAGGCAGTTCGTCACACAAATAAGAACGGTAAAGTACTCGATTACGTATATGAACCAATATTTAGAGGATCACTTGATGGCAATAATAAACTTCGTTCTATTTCAGGACAGACAGTTATGGCATCTAAAACTGCTGAGCAGGAGATTGCTTATGCTATTGCCAATGGTACTGGTTGGTTCACTCCCGATAAAGCATGGATTGATCTTCGTAATATCTTGTTCATGCTGATGTTTAAGACTACACAGAGTGAAGCATTAGGATATGGAAATTCTTCTACATCTGCTGTGCTTGCAACAGGTACTCTTAATGACAAAGGTGGATTCTTTGGATATAATGATCAGTCATATCAGGTGAAATTCATGCACCAAGAAGCACCTTGGGGCGATCAGTGGCTTCGAATTGCAGGATGGGTTGTTTATAATAATAAACAGTATACAAGACTTGTAAATGGCGATTATCCTACAACTGGACTTACTACTTGGTCAACATTTAGTAGTTTATTTACAGAAGCAGGTAATGTTCCTAGTGAAGCATCTGGTAACTTCATATCTGATATCACATTTGATGCTGATAAGGGAGATATTCCAAAAACACTTAGTGGGTCTGAAACTACAGGATTCTGTGATAAATTCTGGTACGGAACTACTTCAGGAACTGTATATTATGCTGGTGTTGGCGGTAGTTATGGCGATGATCGTGGTGTTGGTGCTTTCTGCTGTGATCTGTATTGTGATGCGTCTATTACGGACGCTTTTATCGGCTCTGCGGTCTCCTTCACAGATCAGAGTGCTGCTTAAGATGTTGTAAGTTACTATTGGTTGAGAAATAAGGGATATGGGCGGCGGCTAATGTTGGCGGTAATTATGACAATGATCGTAATGATGGTGCTTTCTACTGTAATCTGAATAATGATGCGTCTAATACGAACACTAATATCGGCTCTGCAGTCTACTTCTTATATAAAATAAGATGGTGTCTACCCTTTAGGGTGTCTACCTTCCAATGCCACCTATATTCCGTACCTCTTGGTAAAAATGAAACATCCCACTGGTGCTAGTAGCCTATTGTTGAACGTGCCCAGGGATATAAGAAGGAATCTTAATGAAAAGCTATAGTGGCTTATTTGATTATATGCTACTTGATTCCTCATTGACAATTGCATTTAACGGAGCATCTATTGGCAAACGAGATAGGTTTGATGTTAAAAGGGTGTTCCTAAGGTTAGATAAAGAAAAGGAGAATTTATATAATATCCTCGTCAATGAGGAATTAAAGTTAGTACAACATCCAACACGAAAGATTAATGAAGCAAGTTGTGGTAAGATACGAGATATTATTAAACCACATTATCGATATGAGCAAGTAGTTCATCATTTAGTTGTAAACGAACTTAAGCCAGTAATATTACATGGATTTTATGAGTATTCATGCGGTAGTATTCCAAATAGAGGATGCCATTTTGGCAAGAAACATGTAGAAAGATGGATTAATTTATATAATAAAGACACACAGATATATGTCTTAAAAATGGATATCCGTCATTTCTTCGAGAATATTGATCATGATATTCTTAAAGATAAACTACGAGAAGTTATTCATGACGAGAAATTCCTGCGGCTAACATATAAGATTATTGATAGTCATGAAATAGGGTTACCACTTGGATATTATACATCACAATGGTTTGCTAATTTTTATTTAAAGAAATTTGATCATATAGTCAAGGAAATATTGGGTGCTCCTCATTACATACGATATATGGATGATATGGTGATTATTTCAGACGATAAAGCACAATTACATTTCATTAGGATGATGATATCGAAATATCTTGAAGAATATTTACATGTTGAATTGAAGGATAATTGGCAAGTATTTCCATTAGCAGATAGTAGAGAAGATAAATCTGGTAGATGTATTGATTTTATGGGATTTAAATTCTATCGTAATTGTACGACATTAAGAAAATCAATCCTCAAAAGATTTAGAAGACGTGTATTAAGGGCAAGTAACAAGCCTAGATTCACATGGCACGATGCAACATCTATTATCTCATATATGGGATGGGTAAAACACGCAGACGTATATCAATATTTTAATTCTTATATCTTACCAAGAATAGGATCTCTTAAGAAATTAAAAGGTCAAGTATCAAGGCAAAGTAGGAGAATAAATATCGAGATATTAGAAAGGAGTAAAGATAATGACAAATTGGGAAAAGGTAAGAGGATCAATAAAGCCGCTTGATATTGATACAATATCTTCACCATCAACAGTTTATCTTCATAAGAATATTGAGGAAGTTGAAGTAACAGATGAAAATTCTGAAGAAACTCATACAGAATGGCAATATGATGAAATTCGTATGAGTAAAGAAGAATGGAATCAGTTACAGTCAATCTACCCAATATTACACGATTCAATTGAGGATACCATAAATCTTCAGGATCGTACCTCACAGATTGAGGATGCAATCGTTGAGTTGGGTGAAGCAATTTATGAATAAGGAGGTATAATATCATGGCAGTTGCAAGGATTTGGGCAGATAAGATTATTGCAGGTAAAAAGACCTACGCTAAAGTACCTTCTAAACTGAAGGATGCTGTAGCAGATGCATTGATTGAAAAAGGTCATCCCGAATTAATAATTGAGGATAAGAATTCGAAGAAGTAAATTATTCTCCAAATATCATAAGAAAGGAGGATAGTTTATGGAAACAGCTATTGCTATTAGTAGTATTGCTTCGCCAATCTTAATTGCTATAATAACTGGTTTATTTGGTATTAGGCAAGCAAAGGTTGATAAGCAAATTGAATTACAAAATAAGCAGGCAATAAGAAGATCTGATTTACGCAGAAAAGAATCATTACTCTCAATGCGAATGGCTTCAGCTAATACAAAACTCACTATTGGGGTTGCAATGGCACTCAAAAATGGTCATGCCAATGGTGAGATTGAAGAAGGTATGAAAGCAGTAAGTGAAGCTGAAGAGGAATATTCGAATTTTCTCAAAGAAGTAGCGATTAATGATATTACGATTTAGGAGGTGATATTATATGGATCTTCAGATTTTTGTTGAAAATTCAGCCACGATTATTTCAATCCTATGTGGGATTTGCATTTTAGTATCGGTGATTACTGAATTTACCAAGGAAATTGGATTCTTAAAGAAGATTCCTACAGATCTGCAGGTATTGGTATTATCGATGATTGTGTGCATCATTGGATTCTTTGCCTTTATCTCATGGAAAGGTATTCCGTTCCTGTGGTATTATTTGGTGGCAATCATTTTTGCATCATTTATTGTTGCAATTATTACAGCCAAAGGATGGGATTATTTCATTGAAATCATCAAAAGATACTGGCGAAAATAATATTGTGGTAGGTGGGTGGACTTAGTGCCACCCATCTTATTTATAGAAAGGAGATAATATGGCTAACACAGTTGATAAAGTAATTAAAGTTGCCGAAGCAGAAATCGGTTATCTTGAGAAAAAGAGTGGAGATACTAAGTATCTTTATGAAAAGACTGCCAATGCAGGATCAGCCAATTATACTAAATATGGATATGAAATGCACAAGATTTATCCCGCTGTAATGGATTATCCTGCATATTGGTGTGATTGTTTCGTTGATTGGTGTTTTCAGAAAGCATATGGAGTATCAACAGCTAAATCACTCATTGGCGGTAATTTTGATGATTATACCGTAAATTCAGCACAGATGTATAAGAATAAGGGTGCTTATATTTACAGAGGTAAAGGTACTCCGCAGGTTGGTGATCAGATATTCTTTCAGAATAGTCAGAGGATCTGCCATACTGGTATTGTATATAAGGTTGATAGCACCAAGGTTTATACTATTGAGGGTAATACATCTGGTGCATCTGGTGTAGTTGCCAATGGTGGTGGAGTCACTAAGAAATCTTATTTACTCACATCCACTTATATTAATGGTTATGGTAGACCTAAGTATGATAAGAGTTCATCTACAACTACTACAACGCAGACCACTTCGGGTGGATTAAATAAGACACCTAAATGGACAGGTAAGATTACTGCTTCTGAATTAAATATTCGTAAGGGTGCAGGAACACAATTTGCTAATCTTACATCATACCCTAGACTTAAGAAAGGTACTGCAGTTGGTGTATGTGATAGTATGAAGGCATCTAATGGAGATACATGGTATTATATCAAGATTAATGGTGATAAGGGTGCTAAATATGGGTTCGCTCATAGCAAGTATATCGCCAAGGCTTGATTGCAAATCGATCAATTGTTCAATATCAAGCGGTTGTTTGGTCGAATGCGACGTGTCAAATTGATCGGTTGGTTAACGGAACGCATAGAAGACATAAGCGAATCGGCTTTCGTGGGCGGTCTGACAAAACCGATAAAGAAAGGAAAGAGAAATGGATGTAAGTATTAATCACAGATGGTGAAGTCAAGGTTTCACCCTAAACCCTCCTCTTATTATATATACAGATTGGGCAGGTCTTAATTGACCTGCCCTTTCTTGTGTCTAGATATTTAATTATTTATAATATTGTTTCTTTTACTCTTATATTGATTGGTAAGCATTCAGTCCAATCCTTATCATCCCTTAATCTAAGGAATACTGCATTACGGAATGATTTTACAGACTCTTGAATAGCTTCAATCTCGAATACCTGCTTTTCTGCAATCATCTTATCGGCATTATTATAAATAAATGCCCTCATATCATCTTCAAGACCAGATGAACAATTACCACAGGCTGTGAGTTTGCCATCAATAATATGACCAAATTTGATTGAACCAAATAAACCTGCATTCTTGCCAGTACCTGCATTCAATCCCATCATTACTACATCATATGTGATCTTCTTCTTCGCCTTAATCCAGTTATTAGCAGGCTTCTTGCCAGGGATATATAAGGCATCTTCTCTCTTGATAATTAATCCCTCACCACCTGCTGTAACAATTCTTCTAAATGCTTCCTGTGGATCTCCCTGTATTTCTTCTGTCAATCTGATATATCCTGCAGGATCAATCGGTGCAATATATTTATCATATACCCATTTAAGAACTGCTCTACGAAGACGATGTGGTTCATTAACTAATGATTTGCCATTGATGGCTCTGATATCAATCAACATATAATGAAGAAGATCAGAATCTGCTAATCCACTTTGTCTGCGAATAGCTTCATCTTCTGTACATCCGAGGATTTTTGTAACATCATCAGAAATTCCTCCGAGTTTGTAGATTTCTCCATGCAGGTCTGCTCCACATTGTTCATATACCTGTCTAAGTATTCTTGAAATATGTGGGATGTGTCCTGTCTTTTCGATAGGTGTTCCCTCTGATCCTTTTGCCTGCGACAATCGTTTGCTAAAGAATCTACCTTCACAATTGATGTAACTATAGCCATCATATTTCTCCTCTACTGCATATGAATAAGGACTAACAATTGTATGATCACATCCATAATAATCAACAATCTTATCCTCAAGTTCCTTTGCCTGCCATTTCTGATGATCAGTAGCACCTTTAATCTTCTCATTTTGAATTGTCTTCAAAATCTTAGCCATATTTTCAGGCTTTGTGTGCTCAGCACCCTGTGCTAAAACAAGTTTCATATTAATATCTCCTTTCAACCAATTTAGATTCTATAACAGTAAATTCCTTGGTATTTAAATCATATTCAAGTGTTAATCTAAATCCAAGAGATTGTAACTGTAGTAAATATGAACATGCTTTATCTACTATATCGTTCCAATATGCATGTTGTGGATCTTCATCCTTATTATGTCCTCTGATATGAGTGAAAGTAAATCCAACATGCCAAGATAATCTCTGCAATTCTTCCCATAAATCTTGATTACTAACAGGTTTATTATTAGATGTTCTCCATCCAGATGCTATCCATTTATCAAGATATGCGGGATGAGTATATCCTTTAACTAAATATCCACTATCACTCACAATATTTACTGTTGGGTGTTCGTCATTTGATTTATCTTGAAGATACTTGATTCCCTCAATAGCCGCAAGCATTTCTGTGCGATTATTGGTTGTATTCTGCAGATATTCACCAATGACAATAACCTTATCTTTATTATTTCCATCTAAAAATAAAAAAGCATAAGATCCATTACCCTTGCGATCACCATTATTATAGCAACCACCATCTGTATACATATTTAGCAAGCTATCACCACCTTACTCAACACTACATGATGTAAATGCACCCAATTCTACATTATATGAGGGTGGACCATCTACATAATGTTTACGTATTTTCCAACTCTTAACACCTTCGATCATCCAATCTTCGGGTTCAAGTTCCTGTTCACAACATACTCGTACAATTTCTGCAGATGTTCTACTGAATCTACATACATACTTAAGAAATTCCTCAAGTATCATTAAGAACATTGGATCATTGCCATTATCTGCAAAATGAGTTCCGCCCATATAATTGCGATCATCAACATACATATGGGCATAAACCTTTCTGCCGTTGTATGGATATGGTGCGAATTGTACTGATTTATTTACTGCATCATAATGAATACCCTCTGCATCAAGCCAATTAATCATTGGTGTTACATGATCATATAATTTCTTTTCATCCTGATTGAATGCAACATCCCTGCTTGTCCATATTACGATTTTAATACCAAGTTTATGCATAAAATTAATAACTTCCTTTGCATGCATTCTTGCCTTTCCACATTCGGGATATGTATCTCTTGTCATACAGATGGTATCATCAAAATCAATTGCAATAATAGGATATTCAGCACTATCTCGGTATCTCATCTTTATTAACCTCCCTATTTACAGTTGTCTGTCTTTTCTTGATATTGAATACCCTACTATTAGGAAATAACTCAAGTATTCTTTTAATTTCAAGCTTTTCCCAAGGTAATACATCATTGTTCATAATATTCCTCCTTATAAAATGAGGGCATCGGATAACACCGACACCCTCTATATATCTACAAGCAAACCACCTGTCTAGAGGGATGGACTCTAGGCTGATCCACAGGTGTGCTTGATAGCAAAGTTAGACCTGATTGATCGTAATCTCACAGAATGGGCGGTTCTTATATTCGCCAATACCCTTAACTGTAGCTGTGAATTCCTCACAATCATCCATCAGCGGTGACATAATAGAAGCGTATTCCTTGCCGATATATCCAATCTGCTTATCCTCTGCGATAACCTTGATGGCATTAATATCATACTGATTAGTAGGTTCACGCACCAGATCAATCTTGATCTCTGATTCTCTATCCTTAAACCTTTCTGCAAGAGTAAGAATCTGATCTTTTCTACTTGAACCATCTTCATTCTTAAAAGTTACTCCTACGACCTTAAGGTCAACATTTTGAATTTTACTCATATTGTAATATTCCTCCTTTTTAACTCATTTTCCATAGCGATCACATTATCATAGACAAATTCATCATGAATACTGCCATCAATCTGTCGCTTAAGGAATTTGATGGTATTTATTAAATGTTTATCAGTCATATCAGCAATAGCAATTAGTTTACCATTCTTGGTTTTCCACCATTTAGCTGTACCATACATCTGTTATCACCGCCTTTCTGTCACCGATATGACCTTTAAACGATCAGCCACTAAATTCAGCATCCATTGCATCTTCTTTATATCCTAATTTACCAATCTGCTCTGCGATGCCAATTACATAATCATTGAGTGCCACCTGTTGTCCTAATTCAATACAAACATCATCACTATCAACTATTGTATGAAGATAGACCTTAGTAATTCCTGGGAATTGATCTATTGCCTGTTTCAGTTGTAGAATGCCAATCATATTGTCTTTATCTACTCTGATATGAACTTCAGGACAATCACGTATTCCCTCATTCTTCATACTACGGACATATTCTGTCTGTAAGGTGATCTTACCCTTAAACTCATTCCTCTTACCTTTCATTACCACTGGTTCATTTGGTTTTAGATATGGCAGGCAAGATTCATAGATTCCAGGGAACATTGTACCCTCATATGTTCGATAAGCTGTGCCGATGGTCACGAATCCCATCTTTTTACCTTTATTTCTACCCTCTTTCTTGATTACCGTTTCATGTACTCCTTCAACGAATCCTGCTACATATACCTCTTGTCCAAATTCCTCTTCGGGTGTGTTCTGTATTGCACCCCATCTGCGGATTTCTGCTTCATATTTGTCGATTGGATGTGCACTAATGTAATATTTGAGGATCTCTTTCTCCCATATTGAGTATTGAATTGGATCATCTTCGCCCTGTACCACCACAAATGAACCTGCACCATTCTCCCATTTCTCAAGTGCTTCATCAGCAGTCGGTGCTTCAGATTTCGCATTCTTCTTCCTACGAAGTTTGTTTAGAGATTCACAAATATTCGGCATAGATGCTACTAATGTTGCCCTACAATCAAATTGGGTATCAGAACAATTATTATGAAGTAATGTGTCAAATGCACCACACTTGGCAAGATTCTCCATTACTGTTTTATTGAGTGTTCCTGCAGGTATCCTTATACGAAATTCTTCCACACAACCATATTCACCATGATCTGCCTTGTCCTGCATTACAAATTCACAGGCTTTCTCACCAAATTGCTTGATAGCACCCAAACCAAATCGAACAACTCTTGGATTCGTAACATTGAACTCATATGAGGACTCATTGATATCTGGTGGCAATAATTTAATGTCGTGATCAATCATATCCTTGATCATTAATGTCTGCTTATCTGGTTTATCATTAATACTATTAAGCATAGCGGCATAGAAGCAATCAGGATAATGAGCCTTGAGGTACGCATTCTCATAAGCAATATGTGCATATTCAACTGTATGAGCCTTATTGAATCCATATCGTGCGAATTTTTCAATTTCATCTGCGGCTCTGTCCACAATCCTCTGCTTATGGCTAATATCGTTAAATTTACTATCGGTAGTAAACTGACATTGCATAGCATGTTCTTTGAACCAATCCATCTGTTCTTTCATTAACACAGGATCTTTCTTACCCATTGCTTTACGTAAGATATCGGCTCTACCATATGAGCATCCAGTCATTTGCCGTACTCTTGACATAACCTGCTCTTGGTAGACTAATACACCATATGTTTCTTCAAGATATCCTTTTTCTTCGGGGAACAGATAAACTGTTGGTTCTCTACCTGCCTTACGATCAATTAGATGCTGAACCATTGTTTTGCCTTCAATAATTGCATCTAATGGTCCAGGTCTATATAATGCAAGTCCTGCTGATATCCACATGAAATCCTGTATCTCCATTCCACGCAGTCTCTCGATTGTAGATAATTGTGATTCATCACGATCTGCGAATCTAGGCGATTCAAATCCACCAATATCAAGGTTCTGCATCATTTGGGTAAAGCCTGTACCCTCAATCTGAAAGATACCATTATTATCTCCATCATTGATAAGTCTGATTGCCTTTTCATCATCATATCGTAAGTTGTAAAAATTATAATCTTTATCATACCATTTGCGGACAAGATTACCTGCATTATGGTTAACATCTACAGTACGAAGTCCAAGGGCATCCATCTTAAGATAACCAAGTGCTTCAAGCATTCTCATATCATATTGACAAGCAAGACCACCTGTACCACCTTTACGCATTAATGGTACATTCTCTGCCAATACAACTGGTGCAACTACTACTCCTGCGGCATGAGTGGATTCATTCTTATTTAATCCTTCTAGCCTACGCATTATCTCAAGTGCTTTCTGCCAAGTCCATGTAGACTTAATAGTCATTTGTACAGATTTCTGTTTACCCAAGAATACCTGCATAGCAAGTTCTTCATTTTCCTTGGTTAACTTGCCTGTTGATAATATCCTCTGTACATTGGTTGTATCTACTGTGATTTGAGTATCGGGAAACTCTATTGCTTTCATAGCATCAATGAATTTCTCATCATCAATCACATCAGCTAATTCGATAGCAGGATCATCTGGTATAGTAGACTTAACCATATTGATCATACTATTAGGTACATTGGCTGTCTGTAATACATCATGTATAACCATCAATTTTGATAGTGTTCCATATGTAATGATCTGTGCCACATGTTCTTCACCATATGTATCTGCAATGTAGGCTATACCAATATGGCGATACTTCTGTGAGATATCAAAATCAATATCAGGGTAAGCAATACGTTCTGAATTAAGAAATCGCTCAAAGAATAGACCAAACAATATAGGATCACATTGTGTGATACCAAGGCAATAACATACCATAGAACCACCTGCAGAACCCCTACCTGGACCAAGAGGAATTATACCATCGGGTGGTGGTGTGATGCCTTTTCTATTGCAAAATTTTCTAACACGATTTGGAGTACGGCAGAAGTCATGTATATCCCATATCATTAAGATATAATCTGTAAATCTGTTTGGTATAATTACATCATATTCCATATTGATGCGGTCAATGACTTCCTGCGGTACTCCGCCACATCTTTCATCATATCTTTTATGCATTCCTTGTTCTACAAGGTATTTGAGGTAACTCTCTGCCAATTCGTGATGTTCCAATATAATTACCCTCCTTTCTTTCTACTTTGATTATATAACCATCGGAGAACCTATCAATAATTTCATCTAATGTCATACGGCTTCCATCGCAATAAACTAATCTCACATTTCTATTTGCAGGATTCTTTTCACTAGGAGAATAATTAAGATTTACAAATCCATCTATCTGATAATTAGCACTATCTGTATGTGATTGGTTCTTTCTCCTACTTCTTAATAGGCTTGAGATCCGATTACATTCAATATTATCGTCGCATATGAATACTATTGTCTGATGATCCCATCTATTATAAGCACCAATATATTGCAAATTTCCTATGGTACTTATATCATTAGACATAAATCCTAATTCATTCATTAGATCACTCCTTCTTAACCTGTGCTGACGTTGAACCTTTTGGATTAATATCCTTGGCAGATTCATATAGACCACATTTACAATGACCAAATTCACGCATCATTTTGCATGGGCATATGAATTCATCAGTCATTCCACCGCAAGGGCAATGTCCATCCCTCTGATTTAATTTCTTAAGAATATTGAGTGCCCTTGGCTCATTATCTGTTATCTGAAATTCATATTTATTAGCAGTTTTTAACAACCAATGGCGATTGTAAACCATTATATCATTATTATCAGAAATTGATTGATCCTTATTCTCCTGCTGTTCCCTTTCAATTTTATCGTCAACAATCTGTTGTGCTTTCTTTTCAATAAGATCTCTTAATATACTCATTCATATTCTCCTCTCTGCTGATCAATAAACCACTTCGGAATCTGAAATTCTGGTGGTCTAATATCACCAAACTCTATGATATTGCCCTCACATCTTTCTGTGAGTAGTCTTGTATTCTCACAATATTCGGCAGGATACCTATCAAGTAGTTCGTCTTCCTCAAGTAACCAATATCCATCACCAGGGAATCCATTAAATGCAGGATCATCTTTCCATTTGCCATACTGAATACATAATAATGTTGTATGGGCATCTTGATCTTGCTGTTGATAGAAATGAGCATCGGTACAGGCAATAATCGGTACACCATGTTTGTTTGCCCATTCTATCTTAATCTTATTTGCTTCATCCTCTTCCTTAATATGGTGATTATGATATTCAATATAAAAGTCATCACCCAATAGGTTGAGATACCACATAAATTCGGCATAAGCCTTATCAATATTACCTGCTGTTAGATGAGTGCATATTGTACCACCAATACAAGCATCAGACCACATTATACCATCATGATATTGCTCAAGCAATTCCTTGTCAATTCGTGGTACATAATAGAAACCCTCTTCAAATGATTTCTTCTGTAGGATACACATATTACGATATCCTTCTTTATTTCTTGCCCATGAATTAATATGGCAGTTAGAATCACCACGCTTAGCATATGATTTATCAAATCTACTATCGGTTGCCATATAGAATTCACATCCAGGCATATGCTTAAATCCGAAGTTCTTGCATACACTAGCAAGAATAGCCTGCCCATACATATTGCCATGATCAGTAACTGTAATGGTATCACTATTGGTCTGCTCTGCCCTAAGCACTATTTCTGATTTAATATGCTTTGGATCTTTAGCATCCTGCAACCTAATCATCCCATCCTGCAGGCTATACTCACTATGAAGATGAAGATCAGTAAATTTTGTCTTTGTAAATTGCATCTTATCACTCCTTTCATTTGATATATCGCCATCAATCGTCTACCAGTTAATTGTATCAAAATCTATATCCGTTTTGGTTATCAACTCCCAAAATTCACCATCATTTTCCATATCTCTTTTAATCTTTTGTCGTATCTTCCTAAGTAATTGTACAAGTCTCATTCTTGAAATGCCAAGTTCTTTAGCTAAGGCTTCTTGAGTAACATTTTCTATCATAATCTTTCGCCAAATCTTCTTCTCACGTTCATTATAATTACCCTCATTAATGAGGGTATTAATTCTGTGTGCGACTTCCGCCCTTAATTTAAATAACTCCCTGTCAGCATAATCATCTTCCATAGAAGATTTGTGTGATGTTTCTGATGAATAATTATATATTACATTTTCAAGTTCATCAGAAGATTCAGATTCCTGATTTTTACTAGGATCTGGTAATATATGTCTACTCCAATACTTCAGATGAGTTTCATATATGTACCGTATTCTTTGGTTGATATGATCAGTTATAAACTTATTATATGTAGCATCACCATCAATTATATATTTATCTCTTGTATAAGTAATGAACCACATATTCGCATCAGCCAATAAATCCTCAAATGGTACTAGTTTGTGTTGTGTATCATCAAAATATTTACACCATTTATCACAAACCTTAATCATCATTGGTTTGAACATAGTTAGTAGTTCAGATAATGCATCTTTCACTTCCTTATCTGAACTACTATCATCCTTGACTATGGCAACAAGGTCATTTATATGATCTATTTTAGGATCTTCTCCTCTTTGTAGCCTAGCCATCGGCAATTACCTCCTATTCTTTGATTGCCGATTGACCACTACTTCCGAATCCAGTTTCTCCTCTTTCGGATTCTGACAGTTCATCAGCTTCAATAATTTCGAAATCATTAACCTCATTCTTATGTAAGATTAATTGAATAAGTCGATCTCCATGATGAATGGTTACAGGTTTGTTACCGACATTGATTATCTGTGCAAAAAGTTCTCCACGATATCCAGGATCAATTACTCCTTTTGGTACAATTAATGACTGCTTAGATGTAGAACTTCTTGCTTCAATCGCCGCCCAATGTGAATATGGTATCTCAATACGAATGTCTGTAGGTGCAAGATATCTTTCGCCAGGATTTATGGTAACTTCTCCCTTATCCTTGAATGCGATTGGAATATCTAATCCTACATCACCATATTTTGCCACCCTCATGAGTGGAAACTCTTTAGCAAGTTCCCCACGCTTAACCTTTAACTGAAGTTTGTCCATTGCTTTATTCCTCCTATTATTCTTAGTTGTGCTTAGTTTGCACCGCTTGTATATAAAATATGGGAGTCGATGTGACTCCCATAAAGTATTGATTGTTTATAAAATTTTCTTACTGTTCAATCAGTTCAGTACCATCAGAATAATATCTGTATGGTGCATCATACTTCTGTCTTGTTGGATGCCAATTGTAGATATCACTAAAGTACCCTATTACCCTTGTACGAAGATGTGTAATATCCTTACCACATACAGGACATTTGGTTGTATTCTGACCAACAATAATTGCAGGATGATCATCACACTTACCAAATCTATAGCATACTGCAAAGTGAGGTACTCCACAAGATGCACCAAACTTAATAAGTTCATACATCTTTTCGTCAGAATCAATCATACCCTCTGCATTGATATGAACAATTCCACCACCACTGATCATTCTCATAAATCTACCTGATAATTCAAGTCTTGTGATCATATCAGCCTTATTTATAAGTGGAATATACTGATTTGAGTAAAGCTTACAATTGATAAATGCATCCCTTACATCATCAGTAAGATTAATGAATGGACTATATTTTCCATCATCATGTAAGAAGAAATTGTGATCCTTATCTACCAATGATACACATGCCTGTTCGCCAGGGATTTCTTCACAATTAAATGTACACTGATATTCCTTCTTGAGTTCCTTGATTCTAGATTTAATAAATGACATAAAATCAAGTGCAAAATCAGTACCTTCATCAGATAAGATATCATATCCCATATACTGACATACTTCATATACACCAGTCAATCCAATTGTACTGAACATTGTATCAAGTGAGAACCATCCAAGCTTACCAAAGAACTGTAGATATTCAGGATTCTTATTGATTCTCTCCTGCAGGATATCAATACGATGAATGTGAAGTAATTTGCCTGCAATATCAATCAGTTCTTCACATTTCTGAATGAATAAATCAGGATCACCACCACTCTCCAATGCTGCTCTTACAAAATTAGGTGTTACTACTCTATGGCTACCGATATTTACACCACCATTACCGAAACTATCTGGCGAGAGATTCATATCATCAAGATCATTCTCATAACGACAGCACATTGCAATCTTACTCTTATCTCCAAAATGAAGATTGAAATTACATTTCTTACGATCAACCTTAGCCACCCACTTAGCAAAATCCTGATGTACAAAGTTGTGATTCTTATCAGTAGTAACATTGATTGTTACAACAGGAAATCTATAAGGAAATCCAGTAATAGGATCACCCTCTGCAAACCACTCACAGAATGTCTTCTGAATCCACATTACAAAATTCATATCTGGATCAGTACCATCTGGAAATTTAATATGATCAAACAGATTATGCAGACCAGTCATATCATAAATAGCAAGGTTTGTGAATGGAGGTTCTCCCTCTGCTCTACCTGGCTCATTAAATAAGCATACTAATCCCTGCATATCATTAATCATTTCTTCCCTAAGCTGATCTTCAACCATTCTCCATTCAGATGCACTGATTTCATATGTATCAACCATCCAATCACGTAGGAACATTGAATACCAAAGGAATAAATCAGATGGTGCAGTTGCACCTGCAAACTGTTTTGATAAATCAGAAATCAATTTATCTACCTGTGACAAGAATGATTTCTTATGCTTAGGTGGAGTATTCGGTGATGATCCATAAGGTCTGCCTTCAAATACCATCTTATCCAAACTGAAAGCATAACAATAAGGCATTTGGATTCTTAATCCATGAGCATCATGGAAATAAAACCATCCATCCCAAATCATACTTATGGCTTTATTTGCCCAAGCCAACCCATATCTCTTATTAGCATAATACCATAAAATATGATAACCCAACAATTTCATTGGACCATTGGTGGTATGTGTACGATATACTGTAGGGTTCATATTTTCAGAGTAATTTGAGTTGGCATCTGTACTAATATCAGCAAGTTTGTGTTTAAAGAAATCAAGAGAATTTAAACCTATATCTAAATTCTTTGGTGCTATCCCCTCTATTTCAAGATACTTTCTCCTCACAGGATCATCTGCGAAGGAGTTATATAATTCCTCAAATTCTGGAATTAAACTCATTCCTATTTGCATTATAAAATTACCTCCTTAGTTCTGATGTTATATCTATTAGGTCACCAGCCTTGACTTTATAGATTTTTTGATTAGACGAAGCAGGAAACCCATCTTGTGCCAACTCTCTGATATACCTACCACATTTAATCATGTATAGATACTGAATAATCTCTTTATCCACCAATTCAAGATCATACCCAGTATATAACCATATCTTTAATCCGATTGAATGAAGATTAGAGCATAGCAATAATAGTTCTTGCTTATCCTGTTGTAACGGTTCGCCACCAAGAAATACAACAGAATTTACATTGTATCGATCATAATTCTCTAATATAAGATTTGTCAATTCTTTCACTGACCATTCATCCCACTTGTCAAATACCTGCAGATCAGGATTCTGACAATCTGGACAATTGAATGTACAACCACCAAACCAAATAGTAAATGATGGTGAATCGTCCATAGGATTATTTATTAAATCATATCGATCAAAACCTGCTATTTTCATCTTCTTCACTCTCCACTTTTACTATTGTCTTGATGATATCATCAGCTAATTTTATGGTGTCCGTATTATCGGGATTATGGTGTATATAAATCTCTTCACCATCCCTATAAATACGTTCAATCATTGGTAGCGTATTATTATAAAAATAATTATGCTTAGTTATGATCGCATCATCATCAGACCTACCTCTCTTTCTTGCCCTTTCGACTATCTGCCAATAAGGTACATCAATATACAGATAGATAAATCTGATATTATCAAATACTGAATTCATCCAAATGTATTGTTCATAAAATCTTGGACAGCCATCCAATATAAATGTTGTATCTTCCTCTCGTACCTTATTGATTATTGCAGACCTCATAGATTCTTCATCTGCCATCATACCTTTATTAAGCCGATCATCTTGTGTAATCTGTCTTGCAATATCTCCTGTCGAAATATATCGCACATTGATATCGTGGTTGGTAGCCAGTCTACTTTGTACTGTTTTACCAATAGTTGACTTTCCCGAACAACTTTCTCCTAATAATATTATTCCAAACATATCTTACTCCTTTCAGCATTCACTCATTCTATAGGAAGCACCTTCACTATAGATATCTATAAGTACCTGTTTTTCTCCCATACGGTTCTTACTTATATTCATTGTCTTATTACCATGCTCAATTCCTGCCTGTTCAATTTCATCCTTCTTTTTATCCTTAAGGGTTATGTAATTATCAGAATCTTGAGCGATTTCATATGAACCAAATCCATGTTCAGCTTCTGCGGTATCTGCTTCCAATGCTTGCTTACCTAACTGTGATATCAATACTACAGCAACATCCATATCTTGTGAGAATTCTTTCCAAGCCTTACTTATAGTACCAAGTTCTCTACTTCGTGTTTCTGTTCTCCTATCTGATACATATTGTAATTGAGCATAATCAACATAAATATATCCAACATGTTTAGCCTGTACATATCGCCTTGCTATTGCTAATGCTTCAGTTAAGTCATGACCTTTCTCTGATAAGAAATAATTAGATGATCTTAATCTTAATGCACACTGATCTATCTGTGATTTCTGTTCCATTGTGATATTACCAGTCATTATTGCTGTACAATCAATACCAGATAGGACAGCAAGATTACGATATGTCATTCTCTTCTTATCCATTTCTAATGAGAACCATAATATTGATTCACCTAATTCTACAGCCTGATGCATCGCAAAATTTTCGCATAA